ACTCTTGCTGGCCTTGCGAGCGGACCAGTGCGTGCGCGTCAGTCCCGCACGCCCCTACTGCCTTCGCGTTCTGGGAACCATGGTTCACCTCCATCTTGTCGCCGGCGCCGACGGTCTCGGCCAAGTCCTCGGCGAAGCCGGACCCGCGCAGCTCGACGTAGAGCGCCTGCAGGTCCGCCGGCAGCCGGGCCACCTCGCCGGCGCGGTCGCGCGCGCGGATCGCGCGCAGCTGCTCGGCCGCGGCCAGGCAGACCCAGCACGTTCCGCAGCTGCGCGCGAAGCAGTAACCCATCAGGCCGCCCGTTTGACGGTCGTCTTGGTCTTCGTCTTCGCCTTCTTCTTGGCCTTGGCCTCGTCGGCGATCTTCTTCTCGATGGCGGCGAAGTCGATCCCGAGCGCCTTCAGCGTGTCGGCCCAGATCGGTTCCGGCGGGCTGAACCTACGCGGCGCCACCGAGCGCAGCGCGAGCTCCACGCCCAGCCCGGCGACGCCGTCCGCGTTGAGCGTCTTCAGGTGGGCCAGCAGCTGCTGCTCGACGCCCGACCGCGTGTAGCCCTTCGTCTTGATCTTGTCCAGGCCGCGACGCCGGACGATCGCCTGCTGTGCATCGTTCCACGTCCGCTGGGCGAGCGAGTGCGTCAGCAGCCGTATCAGATCGTCGTGGGTCATCCTCCCGGATTTCTCGACTTTCTCGACGGCACTGATCAGCGCCAGATTGACGGCCGCCGCCCGCCGCCGATCCTTCTCCTCTTGGCGCCGTTCCGAGTCGCTGCGCGTGTAGACGTGATCGCGCGGCGACCTCTTCAAGGCCTTGTCGACGTCCGCGCTCTTCACCAGCTCCACCACCGCGCCCGTCCGCTCGTTGCGCGCCAACGTGATGGGGGGCAGATCCTTGCCCAGGAGCGTCCTGACCTTCTTGGCCTTGTCGCCCACGTATTCCTGGTCGTCGAGACTCCTGTACCCACCTCCGTAGGCGATCGCCCGCTCCGCTGCTTTGCCCTCGAGGACCTGCTGGCCGCTCGCCTTGGCCTCCTTGGACCGGATCTGCCAGAGCGCGTCCAGCTTGCCGCGGAAGCAGACGCGGTCCGTGCACATGTCGGCGCGCGCGGCGTCGGGGAACAGCTCGCGCTGCTGGCCCGTCCGCTTGGGGCAGGCCGTGCAAGCGCCGGCCTTGGGCACCAGCGTCGCGCTCGCGATGTCGAACGGCGCCTGATCGAGCCGCAGCAGGTAGCTTTCCTCGAGGCGCCGCTTCGCCTCCTGCGCGGACATCCCCTCCCACAGGCTGTCGAGGGCCTCCGCCTGCAGGCTGGGCGGTACGCGGGCAATCAGGACCGCGACGCCCAACGAGATTTCCTCCTCGTCGAGGGCGGCGCGTGCCTCTTTGCCGAGCTCGCAGAGCTTGAGGCGCTGGGCGACGTAGGTCGGCGGCCGCCCCAGCTTGTCGGCGATCTGCTGGACGGTTCGGCCGCGTTCGATCATCCGCTTGAACCCGTCGGCCTCGTCGAGCGGGTGCATGTCGTTTCGGTGCACGTTCTCGATCAGCTGGGCGTCGAAGACGTCGTCGTCCGACATCTCGCGCACGATCGCGGGGATCGTCGCGCGCTTCGCCAGCACCGAGCCCGCGTGGCGGCGGTGGCCGAAGACGATCTCGAAGTCCCCAGCCTTCCCCACACTGGCGCGGACGACGATCGGCTGCAGGACGCCCTTCTCCCTGATCGACGCGACGAAGTCGTCGTCCATCTTCTCGCCGCCGCGGCGGCGAGGCTGGGTCGGGGACTTGTGGCACTGGTCGACCGGAAGCAGGACAACTGTCTCGGTCGCGTTGTTCTCGACGGCGTGGTTCATGTTGCTGATTCCCTTTCTGGTCAGGTCAGCGCGCAGGGGCTTCAGAAGGCGCGCCCGACCTCCCAGCCGGGCTGGTCCGGGTCCGCGACCGGCACTGCGTCGCTGCACGAACTAGGCGGGATCGAAGAGCGCCGAGCCGCCTCGTTTAGCGGCGCCCCCCTTTGGGCATTTCGCGGCGCCCACGCGCCGCCGGGTCGTCCAACAGACCCGTCTCCCTGGCCAGGGAAGAGCATCATCCACACCCCGGCGACGAGCGGCGCGAGCACCAGCCCGACGGCGACGGCAACCGCGAGCACCGCGCCGACCTCCCCTTCGGCGCGGTGCCCGCGTACATGGAGACTTGCCTGAAGGCGCGTCACGACAGCAACGCCTGCCCTTCATCGCCGCGCGCCAGCCACGCGGTGTTCGCCTCGCGCAGCGCCCGTTCGACCTTGATCAGGGCGTGCAGCGCCTCGAGGGTCGCGGGAGTACTGGCGGCCGGGCCGGCAAGGGCGACGCGGTAGATCTCGAGCTCTCGCTCACGAAGTCGCATCTCGTCGGTCAGCGCGCGGATGGCCGGGTCGTCGTTGTAGGCCCGGACGTGACACGCGCACAGGCTCTGCCCGAACGCCGCGTCGTGCTTGCAGTTGAGCTTGGCGCAGTTCACGGTCACGCCTCGTCCTCGGTCCTGCCCTCGTCGCTTCCGACGACCTCGCCGTCGGTCACCGGCGCGAGCCGCCGCGGCGTCATCTCGACGTCGTACGGATGCACGGGCCGCGGCCTACTCGCCCGGACCACGCCCTTGGCGGTCTCCTCCGTCGTGGGCGTGATCCGGTACAGCGACGCGCCCGCCACGAACGTCGTGAAGGGCTTCGCGTCGCAGTCGTCGAGGCCGGGGACGTCGAGCTGGAGCATCTTCGTCCCGAACTGCTCGACCTCGCGGACCTGGCCCGCCATGCGGACGTGGCCCATCAACTCAACGATCGCCCAGCCCTCGAACGCCAGAGGCATGGGTCAGCTCACCCGCGCGGTCGCCAGTTTCAGCTGCGACGGTTCGATCTCGACGGTCGCGAACCCGCCGACGTTGCGTCCGAACCACGCCCAGGCGGCGCCGTCGAACAGGAACTCGAACTCCAGCGCGACCGACGGCCGGCTGTCCTCGGTCTTCGCCTTCGTACCCGTCGCCTTCTTGCCGAAGCTGCGCGGCACGAACACCTTGTCGGTCCGTGGGTTGTCGGCTTTCTCGCCGGCGACCACGACGTGCAGGTCGAGCGAGGCGATCACCTCGTCGATGGGCATCACCGCCTTTTCGAGACCGCCGGTCTCGAGTGCCTGCAGGACCTTCAGCCCCTCGCCACCCAGAGCCTTCGCCAGAAGCACGTCGAACTCCCGCGTTAGCTGGACGGTCATCTTCCGGACCATCTGGCTGTCGATCAGCTTGCTCTTGACGGCCACCTTCGTGATTTGCATCTCACACGCCAGTTGCATCGTTCGCTCCTTGGGTCGTCGGAATCGTTGTCGGTTCGCCGAAGTGGCAGTCGACGCAGGGCAGCCCGTCGTGCGGCGGGTCCTTGTCGGCCTTCACGAGGTACTTCAGGGCCTCGCGGCGCTCCTTGTGGGGCTCGCACAGCCAGACCCACTCGGAGAAGGCGCGATCGAGCTGGTAGATGCGGACGGGTTTGCTCATCCGGCTGCCGCCTTCGGGGGGTGGCGCTCTCGCTGCAGCGTCTGGCGCATCTCCTCGAGCTGCTCGGGCGTCCACGTCTTCTCGCCGGCGGCCCGCAGCTCGGCGACCTTCCGCTCGGTGGCCGCCGCCAGTGCGTCGGTCAGCAGACCCGGGTCGCTCTGTCGCGTGCCGCTGGCCGCCCTTGCGTGCCGACACTCGGGGCAGCTGTCGTGCCCGCCGTCGCGCGGCAGCTTGCCGCGTGTACCGTGCGCGCGGTGGAACGCGCAGCGCTCGTCGGCGGCACCCCGCTTCGCCGGCACGCGAAGGCCTCCCCATTCCTGGACGAAGAACACGAACGGGTGGCGGCGCTGTACCGTGCGCGGCTCGGTGCTCCCCAGGAACTCGGCGAACATTTGAGGCGCGCGCGCCTGCGCCTCGCGTCGCTCCCGGTCGGGGATCGGTTCCAGCACCAGGTCGAGCTCGCCGCAGGCCTTCGCGTCGCCGGCGGCGCCGTACGTGATGCGGCCGTACTTCGCGCACCAGGCCTCGCCAAATTTCGCGCGCCAGTCCCAGGCAGACCAGATCTTGGCCTCCGGTGTGCTACGCGCGGGCGCGGGCGGGACGGGGGGATCAAGAGCGGGAGCGGGAGCGGGAGCGGGAGGAGCGACATTTGCCTGCAAACGGCGGACATGTGCATCTCGCTCAGCCCAGGCCTTGCGCGCGGCCTCCTGTCTAATCTCGCGTAATGTAAGCCCCTTTTCCTTGCGCTGGGCCTCCCGCTGCCAGCGCTTGAGGACGTAGTCCGGGGCGTGGTCCTCCAGGTCGTGGACGCGATACACATGTCCGCCGTTTGCATCCGTTTGCACGTCAACGAACCCGGCCTGCTTCAGAGCAGCGGCGAGCTCGCCGGGCTCGCCGCGCCAATCGGCGATCACCTCCAGGGCCTCGGCGTCGCCGACCACCGGCTCCCCGGAGGCGTAGCAGGTCTCCCAGATCAGCTCGAGGACGCCACGAGCCAGGGCGCGGCCCTTCAGCCGCGCCGACAGCTTCGCGAACTTCGGGTGCGAGCTGAGGGTCGGGCGGGCCATCTATGACGCCGCCAGCCTTCGCAGCTTGGCGCCAAGCCGCGGGTCCGACGCGACCTCCGCATCGACCTTCCGGACGCACCACATCGCGCTCGTGTGGTCGCGGCGTCGTGTGATGGCTGCAACCTCCGGGTACGAAAGCTTGCGCACCCGGTAGAGCGCCCAGGCCGCCCAGGCCCGAGCTCGGCTGGCGGTTCGCGATCGGTCGGACCCGATGAGCTGGCCGACCTCCACGCCGGCAACGCGGGCCACGCGCTCGATGACCACCACGTGCGTCTCGACGAGCTGACGATGGGTGCTCAGCTGCCGCCGCTGGCGTACGCGGCCATCCGCGCTGGCGCGAGCTCGCGCGCGGCCCATGCCCAGCACAACTGCGGCCTTGACGGTCTCCAGGCACGCCCGCAAATCGCGGTCAGTTTCGGTCCAGCGCGCGAGGAAAAGCTCCTCGAGCGCGTCGAGCGATGGCGACCTCATGCCGCCGCCTCGTCATCGGAGACCTCGATTTCGAAGGTGATCGGGCCGGCCGTTCCCAGGCAGTCGAAGCACCTGACAAATTCCTTCGCGACCTGGGGCGCCTTGATCTCGTCGCCGCCGATGATGAACCCGTCCGGGTAAACGTCGACGACCCGACCGGGTAGGACACGCTTCATCGCCACGGCGATCGGGCACCGGCATGGGTCGCCGGCCACGCCGTCGACGATGTCGCCCGGCGTCACCTCGACGACGACCCTCACGACTGCGCCTCGGCGTACGAGTGATAGGCGAGCAGGAATTCCCGCTCCGCGCGCTCTGGCGCCCACGGATCGATCGGCGCGTGGTCGGATGGACCGGTCTTCCATGCGGCCGTCGGGTGCATCAGGTCCCGCCGCTCGGCGATCAGGACCTCCCGGTCGGCGGCGTGCACCTCGTCGGGTAGGTGCAGCAGCTTCTCGCCCAGGCCGAGATCGAGACCGATCGTTAACGACCAGAGGTTTTCGAGCGTCTTGTAGCCGGCCAGGGCGCGCTTGAGCGGCCGGATGATGTCCTGCAGGTAGGCCTCGCTCGCGTCGTGCAGCAGGCCGACCAGCTGATTGGGCGGCGTGCAGAGGCGCGAGACCAGGACGCTGTGCTGGGCGACCGAGTACATGCCCCGGCAAGCACCGGCGAACCTGCACTGCAGCGACAGGTGGTGGGCGATGTCGCGGATGTCGACGTCGCCGACCTGCGGATCCTGGGGCCAGAACTTGCGGCCGGTGAAGGTGACGCCCCAGTCGCCGATCCGCTTGTCGTCCGGGAGGGGACAGGGGCGGCCCTCGCGCTGGTGCGCGGTGGCGAGAGCGAACTCGGGGAACGTCACAGCCGCGACCCCGCTGGCGGCTCAGCGCAGACGCACGCCGCGCCGAGGTCCCGCCCGTCAGCCGCGACGCGGTGCTCGAACCACCCGTCGACCACCAGCGGCGAGCACATCGCCCGGCAGGCGGCCATCTGGGCGGCGGCCGGCGGGATGGCAGCGGGGGTGGCCGCTGGGCGCGGCTTGCAGCTCAGGATCCCGGCGATCGCCAGGAGGCAGGCGGCGGCGATTCCGGCGCGCCCGCGGGCCTCGCCAGGACGACCATGCTGCACCGCCCCTTTTCGCTCACCGGATGGGGTAAGCGGGGCGCTTGTTCTCGGGTTTCGTGCCTCGGTAGCGTCGAGCCGGGCTTGCCGTTCTTGGTGACCCCATCGGGAATCGAACCCGAGATGATCAGGGCCAAGAGTTTGGCCAGTTTCGCCCGCTCGGCTACCGAAGGCACCCATCGGGCCTTCGGTATCTCGCATCGCCGTTCAGCCTCCTAGTGGACCGTTGCCGCTTGCATTGAAGGGAACGCACTTGTCGAGGATGCGAGCCACACCAACGGCAAACGGCCCACCACGAGACTGAATGGCTCGATTGTGTGCCGGTAAATACATCCTCGACGAGCGCAACGATAAAGCGCGGGTTCGTGGCGCGTCAATGAAAATTCACACAACGGCGTATTGACTGTCGCCGCGACCCTTGATAGTGCCGCGCGCCTATTGGTGTTTTAGCCGCCTGCGATCGGCGATATTTTTTTCGGGCGCTCGCTGCGGACCGCGCCGCTGCTCCTCGAGGGCGAGGCGTTCTTTCTCGCGCGCATCTTCCATCCGGTCGCGCACGACGATCGTGTCGATGTTGCTGTAGATGTCGTATCGCTCAAACGCGGTCGCTGTCGCGTGCCCGCTCATCTGCATGATGTTGCGGGTGTCCTCGCCGCGCCTGCGCGGCAGCGTGATGAACGATCGGCGGCAGTCGTGGAGCCAGAGCGCGCCGCTGGGACCGACCATGCCCCGGCGCTCGGCCAGCGCGCGGAACCGCACGGTGAGGTGGCCGGGCTCGTAGTGGGTCCAGGTCTTCGGCGAGACGAAGACGTATGGGTTCCGGTACCGATGCGGGAATGGCAGCGTCTGCCAGTAGTCGTCGATCGCCTGCAGAGCCTCTTCGCTGAGGATCGTGGAGCGGCCCTTGCGCTCGCCCTTCTTCCCCTTCGAGATGCCGGGCGGGATCCGGACGATCCTCAGCGGCTGCCCGTCGGGCCCCGGTCGTCGGTCGATCCACGCCCGTTGCATCAGCGCCAGTTCGCGCCGGCGCATGCCGGAGCTATGCGCGACCAGCACCAGCGCGCGCTCGAATAGATCGGCGTCAGCCAGCAGGTCCTCCAGCGTCAGCGACCCTTCCCGGTTGTCCTCGATCACGTTGAGCCGGACGTTCTCGATCGCCTCGAAGAGGTCGCCGCGCTCGTACCCGGCGAACGGATTGGCCTGCAACAGCGGCGGCTTCTGGCGGGAGGCCCACCGCGACATCCGCAAAATCAACTCGATCTCGCGGTTGCGGGTGGTGGGGGTCGTCAGCTTCTTCCGGATGGTCGTCTCGGTCTTGCGGACCTCGCGGTAGTGGCGGACCGTGTGCATCGTCGATTCGGCCACGCGCAGGTGGCCGATGATCCGCAGGACGTGCTTCGCCCTGCCCTGCACGGTCGTCCAGGACCCCAGCTTGCCGGCCTCGAACTCGGAGTAATGGGTCCAGAGCTCGGCCCAGGTCAGCGACGCGTGCGGGACCGGCGGTGCCGGCGGTGCCGGTGGCGCCGCCGCTTCACCTGGCGGGCGCGCTGCGAGCAGCGCCATCAGCTGCTTGTTCTGCTCGGCCTGCGCCCGCGCCGTCTCCACCAAGGCGGCGATCAGCGCAGCCTGCTTGTCCTCATCCTGACCCATCACCCGAAGCAAACGACGCAACACGGGGCTGCCAGAGTATTGACCCCGTGCGCGGCCTGGAAGGTGGTTTTTGCGGCTCCATTGGACGTAGAGGTTTCGAAACCTCGGTCCGATCGCGGTTTCGTAACTGAAACCGCCCTCAGCGTTTGCGCGCCCTCTTTTTGCTGACGGGGTCCGGCTCGTCAGGCGGCTCGATCTGTCCCCACTGGCCATGCGGCATGTCGCTGAACCGCTCCCACGCCCGCCCGCGCGAGTCGACGCCGACGATGCGAGTCCTCACCGCCACGCCGGGCGCGCCCGCCACTGCATTCGGCGGTACGACGTGGGTTGCGAGATGGATGAACTGGACCTTCTTTCTGAGCATGGCGTGTATGTCCTGTGTTCAACAAACGTACACCGGTAGTACACCGGCGGATAACCAAATTTTGCCGACCCGTGACCGGATGGTAAGCGTCGCGGCATGGCCACAAAGGCGAAGCCCACGAAGAGCAGGGGCCAGCGGAAGCACCGCGGCGTCAGGTTCTCGGATGCCGAGTGGGCGGAGCTCGAGGCCGCCGCAGAACGGCACGTTATGCCGTCGGCGTCAGCGTTCATCCGGCAGTCGTCGCTGCGCGCGGCGCGGGGTGAGACGGAGAAGCGCTGAAGTCTTCGAGCTAGGATCCACAGGAGGGGCCGGCGAGGTTCCAATGCGGTTGTCGGCGGACACCGCCCAGAAGTTGCTGACGGGGCCCCTCCTTCCCCGTCGTGGCTGTCCGGCCGCCCCTGGTAGGTGTCGCTGCAATGCGGATGGTCACTCACCGTTTTTCGCCAGCTTTGCAGGCGGAAACCTGCTCGCATCCGTTGTGTTGCTGAGGTGGCATCCCCTCGCGGGTCAGTCCCCGATGGCCTGCGACAGCGGCGATCCCATGCGGTCGGGCGCGTTCTCGAAATGGCCATCCCGCATCGCGTCCAGTCCGCGAACTTCCAGCTGACGGACGCGCTCGCGCGTGATGTTCAGGATCGCGCCGGTTTCTTCGAGCGTGATCCCGCCGCGATCGGCCACGTCCAGCGAGCAGGTCTCGGCCAGCTGGTCGACCTCGAGGTGCGGGAAGTTCAGCTTGAGCGCACCGCTCTCTGGGTTGACCTCCAGATACAGGTGGTGCGAGCACGAGACAAAAGGACACGGCCGCGGCATGTCGGCGCAGTCGCCGCGCGTGCGCGGTCGTTGGACGTCGGCGGGATAGTCCAGCTCGGCGCCCGCGACGCGCTCGGAGCGCGACAGGCGCGCGGCGCTGATGGTCTTCGAGCGGATGCGGCCGTCGATGACCGTCAGCTTCGCGCGTACGCGCTCCACTGCGGGCGTGGCGGGCGTTTCGTCGGGCAGCTGCGGCTCCGGGGCCTCTGGCTGCCGCAAGATGGCCAGCAGCGGGTCCGGCGCGTTCCGGTAGGCCGGCGGCGGCTCCCGGTCCTGGTCCGTGATCGGATTGCCCTCGGCCGCCCGTTCCGCCTCCCACCGCAACAGGCGCTTGACCTTCTGGCGCGCGCCATTCACGCGCCCGCTGATGACGTTCGGCGTGACGTCCTCGGTCCAGGCCATCGTCTGAAAGCTGAGGCCCTCGAGCGCGACGCCCTCGTATGCACGACGGATTTCCGGCGCCAGCCAGCCCAGGACCCAGTCCGGCGGCCGCTGGTCGGCGCCAGGCGACTGCGGTGCGTCCGCGATCGCGAAGCATGCCTGGCAGGTCACATCGGCCCGGCCGGTGACCAGCTGCAGCCCGGCCTGGAAGCGCAGCGTGCACGCCGGCGTGCCGCCGCTCTCTGGCGACCAGAGGTGCACCAACGCCGCGTCGGCTTCAGGCGGCGGCGGGACGTCGGTGAAATCCGCGTCCGGATCCGAACGGTCCCATCCCGTGGGGTCGTTCACCGGAACCTCGTCGCCATTCCGCGCCGGCGACGGCTCGATCACCGCCGTAGTGGGCCCGTCGTTCGCGGGCGCGACGTAGCCGACCCCATCCGCGCCGAGCAGCTCCCAGTCGACCCTGGGCCCCTTGACCTCCTTCGGCGGGCGGCGATTGAGCAGATCCCTCGCGATGCGAGGTGCCGCCGGGTGCAGGTCGGCGAATGCCGCGGCGACCGCCGCCGGCTCACCCTCGTCGTCGGACGCCGGCGTCTCGCCCGGCTTGCCCTTCGCGCGCGCCTCGCGCAGCGCGCTGCGCCCCCGCATGACGTCGTTCATGACGTCTTTGTTCGTGATCCCCAGCTTGTCGCCGATGACCTGCGGGGACATCCCGGAGGCGCGCATCTCTACGCTCTTTCGCTTTCGGCCGTCGATCGCGCCGATCCACGGCAGCAGGGCCGTCAGCTCGGCGGCCACCGGGTCGCCACGACGCACGCCCTTCGACTCCGGCGGCTTCGCTTCCGCTGCAGCAGCAGGTCGACCGGCGATCGCGCGCGCCCGCGGCGTCTCGGCTGTCGTGACCGGCTCGGTCGGCGCCAGGGCGGCCACCGCCAGCTCGCCCACCGACCCGAGTTCCGCCAGCGCCTGGTCGCACGCGGCGACTTCGGCGAGCGCGCGCTCACGCCGCGCCCGAAGCTCGGCCTTGATCGCCTCGGTGCGTTCGCGCATGGCCCGCAGCTCGGCGAACACGTCCAGGGCGCGAGAGGTTGTCGCGGTCGATCGTCCTCGTGGCATCGTCGCTCCCTTCGTTCTCATCACGCTGTTGGGGGCAGATCTGTGTCGGAGGTCTTGGACGGCGCGCACGGCAGCACCTTGTGCGGCGGCGCCGGCGCTCGCCGCGCGGGTTTGCGCCGCGCTCGGACGGGTCCGCGTCGTTTCGCCATGACGACGATGGTGCGGACCGCCGGAGCGACGCCCAAGTTTCGGGGGCCTCATCCACCGCCGCCGATCTCTTTCAGGGTCGCCTCGAACGCCCGCCAGGCCTTCCAGGCCTGCTCGACCTCGGCGGGCGTTCCCACCCAGCCCGCGCCACACGCGGCGCAGAACAGGGTCGCGTTTTCGGGTCCACTCCAGCGTCCGGGCTCGACACCGCAGTCCGCCACCGCGGGCGTGGCGATCGGCGTCTTGCATTCGGGGCAGGCCGGGCAGTCCAGCGGCGTGGGAACCTGAGCCGCCTTGCGCGGGATGCGGCGCCGGCCCCGCTCGTAGTCCATCAGCGGGTCGTGTACAAACCGGCCGTCGCCGTCCTTCAGACGCACCCAGTAGCGGCCATTCGACGGCCTCCAGTCCATCGTGTTGTCCAGCTCGATCAGGCACGCGACGAACCGCCGCTGCCACTCGGGCGGCATCGACTGCAGCACGCTGCGCGGGATAGTGAGGTACTGCGCATAAGACAACTCGAACCAGCCGTGGATCGGCTCGGGGTCGAGGTTCTCGGGCTTGATGTCGCGATCCTTGCTCATACCGGCCTGACCTCCAGCAGCGGGCACGCAGGGCCGCAAGGTCGCAGGTCGCCGGGGCTGAAGATGACGCCCCAGCCGTCGCACACGTCGCAGGTCTCGCTGTCCCAGTCGCATGCCGGGCACTCGCGCGTCGTCAAGCCGTGCGCCTCCTGGGCATGCGCCAGCCGGGCGAGCTGCTGGGTCTCGGTGCCGATGCCTTCGTCGCTCATCGAGGCGTCCCACCTTCCTTGGGTTTCTTCAGGTTCCTCAGCGCCAGAGCGGCGCCCAGCTCCGTTGCGACACGCTCGATGATCGGGTGGGCAAGCTCCGGCTTGTCGACCTCGAGCAGCCTGGCAGCCAGGCGCAGCTTGTCGGGCGCCGGCAGCGCGTCGATCTTCGCCTTGAGGGCGAGCAGCTCTGCGTTCACGGTCGCCACTCGGGTTGGGGAACCAGCCTCTCGCCCGTATTCACGTCGATCGCGACCATGGGCGAGCCGCACGAGCGGCACTCGATTTCCTGTTCGACCACCGCGCCGACGAGCGGGCCGTCGCAGACTCGTTCACCGATGCAGCAGCATTCGTCACCGCTCGTCGAGCACGCGCACGTATAGTTGCCCTCGGTGTCGCAGATCCAATTCGCCACTGCGGCGGCGCTCATCATGTTGACCTCGGCGGTTCAGCGCTGGCCCCCGTGAACGGCTTCCCGTCGAAGTCGAAGACGGGCGTCTTGCTGCCGCTGTCGCGCTGAACAAACACCGGCCCCGCGAATAGCCCGTACGCCGCCCAGTCGCACCCGACGCCTCGGATGTGCCGGCCGATGCATTCGGATTCCACGGAGTACTTGCCCGCCCGGAGCTGCTCGAGCGACTCGGCGTGCTCGGTCCGGGCCTTCTCCATCGACTCGACGTTGCCGCAGCGCGGGCACACGAACCGCCAGTTGGTTTGCTCGCGCGCGAACAGCTCGGCGCCCTTGGCCCACCAGTCCGCCTCGGAGATCGCCGCCATTACGCCACCAGCCTCAAGCTCTCGACCGCCCGGAACCCGCCGGTCGTCTTCTCGATCAGCCCGCAGCCGGACAGCTGACCCCAGTAGGTGCGCGCGGTCCCGCCGGCGGGGTCGAGCCCGATCTGCTTCAGCGCGTCCGCCTTCGGGATCGGTCGCGACCCGTTCGCGGCGAGGAACTCCAGCAGGTCCTTCGCCTTGCCCTGGAAGCGATCGCGCCAGACGGCCAGCAGCTCGGCCGGCGACTTGGGCCGCTCGACCGGCCCGGCCGCGCGCAGCCCCTCGGCCGTGATGCGCAGGAAGTCGCCGTCCTTGACCACCAGGCCGGCGCCGGTCAGCTTGCCCCGGTAGGTGCGATAGGTGCCCCCCTTCCGGGACATGCCGGCCAGCACCGCGACCTGCTGCTCGGTCAGCGGCGTTGGGTGGCGGGCGGCCAGGGCGCGCAGCATGCGCATGGCGCCGTCGCCCGTGTCGTTGGCGGCGGGCTGGTGGTGCACGCCGTTGGTCGGCTGCGCGACCGGGTGCGCGGGCCAGCGGCCGGCCTGGGCCGCCTCGACGAGCTGGCCGTGGTGGCCGTCCGACATCAGGACGCCCATCTGCACCAGGTCGCGCAGGTGCGCGGTCAGGTCGCCGGCCTCCTTTTCGACGACGCGCAGCTTTTCGACCACCTCGCGGGGGAAGACCTGGACCCGCTCGGGCGGGCGCGCCCGGAGCTCGGCCAGCTCCCGCTCGAGCGCGGCGTGCTTGGCGTCAGGCTTGCCGGCGTGGCGCGCCGCCTTGCCGGCCTCGTCCTCGGCTTCCACCACCTCGGCCATCGCGGCGCGGATCGCCGCCAGGTCGATCTTCGGGAGCGTGGCGGCCGCCGTCGGGTCGCCCGCCTCGGGGGTCTTGCTGCTGTCGAAGGTCCGCTTGGGGTTGGCCCGGATCCTGACGGCGCCGTGGTCGCCCCATGCCAGCATAGTGCCCCGCGGCAGGGTCGGCAGCTCCGCCAGAACGCGGTCGTCGGCGTCCTGGTCGCGCGCCCAGCCCTCGATCGCCTTCCGGTCCTGCGGGCCTTTGAGCTTGCCCGCGAACATGTACGTGCTCAGGTTGAGCGCGGATTTGCTCATCTCGGCGATCCGCTGCGAGATCAGCATCCCCCCGATGCCGAAGTTCCGGCCGATCTTCCAGAGCCGCTTGACGACGCCGACCATCTCGGCGGCGCCGGCGTCCACCTGCTGGGGCAGGAACTCGTGAGCCTCTTCGAGGACGAGGTGAATCGGCGAACGGTTGCGCTTCTTCGCCTCGAAAAGCTCGCGCGCGAACGCCACGACGAACCGGCGCTGCTGGCTCATCGTGAACTCGGAGATGTCGAGCACGGCCGACATGCGCCGCTCCGCCGCCAGCCGGGCGACGAGCTCGCCCGCCCCCGGCTCCAGCGGGATGTCCCCGTGGATGCCGCCGAAGACCGGGATGTCGAGCCCCTTGCCCTTGCCGTCCGCCGCGAGCCGTAGCCCCCACCAGGTCGACACGGGGTCGATGACGACGACCTGGGCGCCGCCGTCGACGAACGTCTCGACGATCTTGCCGGCCAGGTAGGTCTTGCCGCTGCCCCGCGTCCCGACCGCGGCGATGGTGTCGGCGACGGCGCCGGCGGGTAGCGTGAAGTTGTCGGCGATCTTGAACATCAGGCCGCCGCCTTCCCGGCCGGCGCCAGCGCCTCGACCACCAGCTCGCCGCGCGACACCCGGGTGCCGATCAGCTGGAACCCGTCCGCCGTGGCGACCTCGACGAACTGCTCGAGCGCGTCAGCGTCGAGCCGTTCGAGACCGTCAACGATCAGGATGCCCGCCCCGGCGTTCAGCCTCTTGCAGAGGTCGACGCTGAACCGCATCTGCTCGGCCCCCGACAACGAGTCGAGCGAGACGCCGTCGAGCGTGATGATGTCGCCCGTGACGGCGAGCCCCGGGATCAGCGCCGACCGCTTGGCGAGATCCTGGGGCGCCTCGGTGGCGAGCCGGCGCACGATCGCGTCGATCTCGGCGGCGTCCGCCTCGCGCTTGGTGGCCACGGATTCGAGGCGCGCGTGCTCGGCGGCGGCTTCCGTAGCGGCCTGGGCGGCCTTGGCGTCCTCCAGGGCGGCGACACTGGCGTCCAGCGCCTGGTGAGCGGCGGCGAACTCCTCAGGCGGGACGCCCATCGCGTCGACGTCGGCGAGGCTGGCGCGCAACTCGGCGGCGCGGGCGTCCTCCTGCTCGGCGCACTGGCGCGCGTGCTCGGCAGACGCCTTGCCGGCTTCCAGGGTAGTCAGCGTCGCCTGCGCCTTGCTCTCCACCGCGCGGGCGCCCGCGAGGGCGATCTCAAGACGCCGGACCTCTTCGGTGGCGTCCTGGTAGACCCCTCGGGCGACCGCCAGCGCATCGTCGGACGGCCCATATCCAGCCTGCCGATGGAGGGCCTTCGCGCGCTGCTCGACCTGCTCGATCAGGGCCCGCGTCCGCTCGGCCCCCTTCTTCGCCTCGGCCGCGGCCATCTCCCGCGCCCTGAGTTCCATCAGGCGCCGGCCGGCCTCGGTGTTGGCCTTGGCCGCGTCCTCGATGCTGGGCGCGCCCTCGGGCCCGGGCGGGTAGTTCCCGGCCGCGTTGGCCTCGGCGCGCGCGTCCTTCGCCGCCTTGTTGACGTCCTTCCGCACGTCGTAGAACAGCTGGTGCAGCCGCTCCAGCACCTCCAAGCCGTGCCCCTCCAGGGACACGCGTTGCAGCAGCTTCGTCGCTCCCGGGCACCAGCGGGCGACGTCCTCGGCGGTCACCACCACCGGCAGCGCCTCCAGCACCATCCGGCGCCGCTCCTTGGGGTCGGCCAGGAAGAACGACAGGGCGTCGAGCGCGGCCGTCCCGAACAGCTCGTTCAGGCGGGTCTGCGGCTTCGACCAGTTGTCGCCCTCCTGGTTCTTGACCGTCAGGCTGCCCCCCTTGGCGGTGATCGAGCGGCGCACCTTGATCGCGTCGAGGTCGACCAGGATCTCGGCCTGGTCGGCGCCCAGCCGGATCGCGTCGGGCCCGATGCCCTGGCCCGCCAGCGCGGCCGAGATGGCCTTGAGGACGGACGACTTGCCCCGCGCGTTGCCGCCGCTGATGACGGCCCCCTCACGCGGCACGTCGATCGCCAGCTCCCGGATACCCCGGAACGACTTGATTTCGAGTCTCGTGATCTTCGGCATCGGTCAGCCCTCCCCGCGCGGCGCGGCCGCGCTCCCGTTGGTCTTGGCTTTGGCGGCCTCGGCCGCCGCGATCTCCTCCGGCGTCGGCTCGTCGCCGCGGTCGTCGGCCGGCGGCTCGTCGTCGTCGGTGGGCGGCGTGCTCACGGCAAACGCGGCAGCGACCGAAAGCTCCTTTGCCTTCACGCGATTCACTAGCTGCGAAAGCGTCTCGTGGTCGCGCGTGTCGATGTGGTCGACGCTGGCCTTGCCGAGCTTCGCCAGAACCTGCTCGACCGGCACGCCGCGCTTCGTCGTCCAGTCCAGCCAGGCCTTCGTGATCTGCGCGATCTTCTCGTTGACGGCGATAGTCGGTGCGTCGCCGCCGACCGCCCACCGGGCCATCTTCTCGCCCATCTCCTCGTCGAGCTGCGCTCGGGCGCCGAACATGTCCTTGAACTGGCGCGGCAGCTTGATCACGTCCATTTCACCCCGAAGGTTCGAGGTCCATGTCGGAACGCCCTCCGCCCCGTTGTAGAGCAGGATGTTCGTCGTCATCTCGAACCGCAGTTCGGGGTCGGCGATCGGCTGCAAGCCGAGCTTTTCCGCCTCCTTTGCGCCGCGCTCGATCTTCAGCTTGTCCTTCGCGCGGAAGCACACGATCAGGTTCAGGGCGAGGTCAGGCCGGCCGAGGCCCGTGGTCACCGCGTTGATAAACTGTCGCAGTTGCGCCTTCGGCTTCGCCCACGCGGCGAAGTTGTTCTTGAGGTCGCCACCCATCCGCTGCAGCTCTGCCTCGTGCATCTCCAAGATGCCGCCGGGGCCGTCGTGCATGTGGCTGCCGCTGTCGAGCACGATCGTCCGCGCGCCCTTGGCCACCACGTGCTCGAGCACGTCGAGATAGTCGAGCGGCGAGAACGGCGGCCCGAACGGGATATGACGGAAGTCGAACGTCCCGCGCGCTGGGTCCGCCTTCTGGCCCGGATTCGGCGCGTAGTGCTTCATCCGGTTCGCTTCGGTGTCGACCCCCGCGATGTCGCCTCCGACGACGCGCTGGATGCCGGTCGCGAGCCGGAGCGCCGAGTAGGTCTTGCCGCCACCGGACGGGCTGTTGATGCCGATGAGCAGCGGCACGGCGGTTCGCGTCGCCGGGTTATAGTCGAACTTGCGCGGCTGCCTAGAAGGGGTGCTTCCCATTGTCGTTCTCCATTCGGTTGGCTTCTGTTTCGCTGTCTTTGGTCACGGCCCACGCGGGTGCGCCCACGCGCAGCACGCCCGCCGAGTAGTCGGGCCAGTGGTTCGTTTCCGTTGAGCGGCGCCAGATCTCCTTGGCCCGCTTCCACTTCTTCCGGCCGAGCTCGCGCAGGGTGCCGTCGGGCTCGATGACGGTCACCGCGTGCGGCGGGTCGGCTTCGACGAACACGAACTGCATCCGCGCGCGGCCCGCGGCGTCCGAGATGAGCGTCTCGAACCCCTCGACGTACGCGGCGCCCTGGATGTCGTACCCGAAGGCGATCATCTTGCGCGTGATCTCCTCGGGCGACGCCGTCGCGCAGAATTTCAGGTCTTGGATCAGGAAGTCGGTCGCCAGCAGCTTGTCGAACCGCCCCCTGCAGAGCACGCCGTCGCGCTCCCAGATCGCCGTGACCTCGCTCTCGCCGGCGAGCGTGACGCCTTTGTCCGCCAGGCGCCGGCGCAGCAGCTCGCCGAGATCGAGCAGCTCCTCGTATTCGCCGGCCAGAATCGGCACCTTGCCCGCCGCGATCGCCGCGTCCCTCGCTTGCTGGGCGGCCTTGGTCCGGAAGTTCTCCGCCTCGATCGGCTCGATCTCCTGGCCGGTGCCCAGCAGCAGCGCGTGCAGGATCGAGCCGCGCTCCTTGGCGGCCGACTCGTCATCCGACCTGCCGCCGCCCAGGCGCGGGTGCAGGTAGTGCGCGTGCAGGGGGGACCGCTCCGTGATGATCTGCGCGATCGACGAGCTGAGGGACGGCCGCTCGGCGGGATCGCGGACGTAGTCCTCATGCGAAACGTCGAGGTGCAGCCCGACCGGCAGCCGCAGCTCCTGGCGCGCGGGCGGCGGCGGCACCGGCTCCGGAGCGAGCGCCTCTGCCAGCTTCGCGGACAGCTCCAGCGCCTCGGGACGCTTCGCGAGCGGGACCAGCGCAGTGGGCGCCACGGGCTGCGCCGGCTGCACCGGAACGGCGCGCGCGGGCCGGCGCGGCGCCTTGGCCGGTTTCTCGGGCGGGAAGAACTCATCTAGAACGTCGTCGAGTGCCATTGGTCGTGTCCGTCCTCGTTGCGCAATGAAGGCAGCCACGTCTGCGGCTGCCAACGTCGGCGTTATTCGCGCGGCATTCCGCGCACTTCTGCCTGGTAGTAATCTGTGAGTAGTGCCCGCAACGATCCGCGGGCGATGTCGCCGCCCGCTACGGCGAAGCGACGTCGAGCGTCGAGGCGAGGTGCTCCGCGATGCGCGCCGCGGGGATGCCGATCTGGCGCGAGAGGTGGTCGGACGCCGCTTCGATCGCCGCCTCGATCGAGGGCTTGAGTGCGAACGACCAGCCCGGGCGGTCGCGGCGTTCGTGCGGGCGGGCCAGCGCGACGTCGAACGCGGGCGGGTGAACGTCATCGCGCCGCCAGAGCGCGAACCACCACCCACCATGGACCTCGACGCCGACGACCAGGACGCGGTTCATGACGTCGGCCCGTCTTCGATCGCCGCTACGCCCAAGCGCCGTTCCTGCGAGACACCGGGGTCGTGTCGCGCCACCTCGATCCAGCCCGCGCGGACGCGCAGCTCGGCGGCCAGCTGGCGCTCCGCCAGCGTCGGCCCGAGGTGCGAGGCCGCAAGGCGAATCAGCTCAGACGTCCGCATGTCGGCGTACGACGGACGCTTCGGGTGCGCGGCCATCAGTGCACCGTCCGCGGCTGCCGGGTGAAGTCGCGCCGATAGAGCTCGCCAGCCTCACGCCCGGCGGCGTAGAGGGCGCGGTGGATCGACTCGCCCCAGCTCTCGGACGCGTGCTCGTCGTCGAGCGCCTCCTGCAGGCCATGGATCCACGCGGCCGGCGCCGACAGCGCCTCGGCCGCGGCGGCGTAGCGCTCGGTGGCCATCGGCTGCCGTTCGAGGATCGCGGCGCCGATCGGGTCGACCGCCCGGGCCGCCGGCTCCATCTCCCAGCGGGAGCCGTCGTGGCTGGACACGCAGTGGACGCCCCACGCGACCCCGAGGCGGACGGGGACCTGGCGGGCGCGCGCCCATTCGACGGCGGCGCGCAGGACGAGGATCGGGTGTGGCTTGGACGGACGGATCGCGGGCGTGGGCATGTGCTCCTCCAGTTGCGTTTGGAAGCGAGCCACCCCAAGATCCGAGGTCTTCGGGGCTCGGGCGGGGCGACTCGCTCGTGTTCCAGGCTCCGTCCCGGCGTTAGCGCGCCGGGCGGGGCCACCTACTTCGTGCTCGGCGTCGCCTCCTCTGGCCACATCGCGCGAAACATCTCGGCGGCGATGCGCGGATTTACGGACGGCCGAGACTTGATCGTCCCGCACCTGGGGAAGTGCACGAAGGGGTGGTCGTTGCTCTGCGGGCAGCCGCAGATCCGGCAGCAGCGGTCCCCCGTGCGGACCTTCCACGCCGGGTCGCCGGGCCCGATCGCCTGCCGTGCCGTTCGATACGGAGCGGGCTTAGCTGCCACGAACGACCTCGGCCTCGGGCGCGCGGCCCTGCAGTAGAATCCGAACGATGACCTCCGAGCCGATCGGCGGCTCCGACAGGCAGGGGGTGCAGACGCAGGGCAATCCCTTGACCCGGCCGTAGAGCTCCCAGGCGGCGTGCAGCGCGCAGACGCCGGCCTGGACCATGTACCGGGCGATCTCGGTCTGCTTGGCCTGGGGCGCGTACCAGAAGAGTTGGGCGACCATGGCGCGGGCGTCCGCGAGCGTCACGGCGACACCGCCAGCAGCGCTCGCAGCGCCGACAACCCTTCCGGCGGCAGAAACACCCCGCACTCGGGGTCGGGATGCCACTCGCTCAGTCCGGCCTCGTCGTATCGGTCGTAGACGAGGATCAGAAGACGCCCGTCGACGACGGCCGCGCGAATCTCCCGGTCGTGCCTGCCCCACAGCAGGGTCATTTCCTCGCGTGCCGGGTGGGCGCTAGAAGCCATGGGCCACCTTCTCCTCGACGGCCGGTGCCGTGTCCGGCTCCCCCGCGTCCACCGCGACACCAGCCCGGACAACCGTGGTGGCCACCTCGCCAACGCTGTCGTCGTCCGAGCCGGCCACGAACCCGAGGGACGGGGGCGCGTCGTGCTTGAGGGGCGCCGTGTAGACGCTCGGGCCGGCCGCGAGCTGGCCGACCTGCTCGACCTCGGGCGCCGCGACGTGGGCCGCGCAGCCCTGGCCGGTGACGGCGGCCAGCACCAGCGCGGCGACGGCGGCCAGGCGCGCCAGCCAGCCGGCCGACACCGCCGCGGTGGTCTGGTACGGCTCGACGACCGTCTTGCAGGTCGGGTCCGCGTCGACCGCCGCGGGGGCGGCCGGGCAGTGGCAGGTCGTGCCGTCGCAGCGGTTCTCGATGTGGCGGTCCCAGGCCGCGACGCAGCGGGCGTGCATCAGCTCGCCGTCGTGCGTGACCAGCGCCTCGGTCTCGCAGAAGCTGCTCGGGCAGTCCTCGCGCAGGCAGCCGGGCTGCTCGCACTCGAGGCAGCAGGGGTGCGCGTCGCGGTGCATCTCCTCGGCCGCCGCAGCGGACACCGTCCAACCGTGCTGGTAGCTCACGAGCGCACCACCTGCAGCGAGCCGTCCTTGTCGGTCAGCCAGGCGCCCTCGAATCCGGCGGCGATCCCGAAGCCGCGCAGCGTGATGACGAACATCATGTGCGGCTGGTTCCGGTTGCGCATGGTGCCGTACACCGCGCCGCGCTTGCCGGTCAGGATGTAGCGGCGGCCTTCCTTGGCCTCCATCGAGGAGACCGCGAAGTCGCCGGCCCCGGAGGCGGATCGTCCCTTCCGGCTTCGTCTCGGTCGTTGTCGCGTTCGTCATGGTTACAAAGTACCACCGTGGTTATACGCCGCAACCAATTTCTAACCACCATTGGTCGATTTGGACGCGACGCGGCGGCTACGAATCGGCTTGACGGCGTAACCGGCGCGGTATCACAGTGAAGTCAGCCTTATGGCCCCCAAAAGAGACGATGAGATCGCCGTAACCATCCGGTTCCCGAAGGACCTGCACGAGGACGCCACGAAGGCGGCGGCGGTCGACGAGCGATCGTTCAACCTTTATGTCGTCCGAGCTGTCAGGGCCCAGGTCGAACGCGATTCTGGCCTTGCCCCTGCCGATACGGTGCCCAGGAAGAAGCCGAGGTGAACGCCATGCCGAACTGCCGTGAGCGAATCGTGGTGATCGAAGACTTCGACGAGCGCGAGATCGTCGTCCGCGAGCCGGCCGCCGAGCTGGAGTTCCGCGGGTGCGGACCCGCGCGCGGCGCCTACGAGGACCAGGTCCGGGCGGCGAACGACGTGCGCGTCGAGTACGAGCCGCCACGGCGCGGGCGGGCGGCGTGATGGCGACCCGGCGCGAGCTGGCCGAGCGCATCGTCAACGCGCTGGGCGACCACCTGCGGGCCACGGAGCAGATCGACAAGGTCTACGCCCTGCAGGACAAGAACAACGCCGTGAAAGCCGCCGCCGCGGCGCGCGACCGGTTGATCGACTCGATAGAGGCGGCACTGGAAGACGCGGCCAAGGCCAGCCAGTGAGCGCGCCCGACCATCCCCCGCCGTGGCGGTGGGAAGGAATCGAGGACTTCGTCGTCAGGACGGGGCCGTTCGCGGGCACGACGGCCCACACGGCAACGGCGCTGGTCGACGTGCAGGGCCGGGAGATTGCCGCCCTGAAGGTTCCCGACTCGTTGGAATTCAGCTCCTACTACGGGCGCGAAGTACTCGGCGCCGCCGGCGAGATGGAAGTGCTCCTGCGCCGCTTCGTCGAAGGCCCTGACCGCGAGACGATCGCCCGGGCGCGCAGCGTGCTCAGCTGCATCGACGCGGCGCGGGCTGCCGACGAGGCCAGGAAGGCGGGCGGCTGATGGCCGGCCGCGTGATCACCTGCAAGCTGCACAACGGGTCGCGCAAGATCGTGTTCAGCGCGCCGAACATGGTCCTACCTGGAAGCGACGCCGCCCGCGCGAAGGGCTGCACCTGCCCGTCCGAGCAGCCGGACGACCCGAACCAGGTGAGCTTCTCGACGGACTGCCCGGTTCACGAGTTGGGGATGGCGGGAGACTGATGGCGCCTGGGGCCCTGCAGTCGCTCGAAGAACTCGCCGGCGCGCCCGACTTCGCCGTCTGCGTGATGGTGTGGCCGTGGCCTGATGGCGGATGGAACGCAGGAACGCGCTGACGAACCGGGCGTGGGCCGAGGAACAGGGCATGCCTGCCGCGGTGCTGGCGCTGACGGAAGATCTCGACCCGCCATGGAACGCGTTCGACGGGTTCAAGAATGGCATCAACGTGCACGCGCCGAATCCGGAGGAGGCGATTGCGCGCCTGGTGGCCAAGACGCAACCGCCGGCCGGCGCCGGACGAGAACAGGGCTGATGAGCACGGACATCGAGGTGACCGCAGCATCAATCGTCGACGACCTTCTCGTCGCGGCCAAACGCCAGGTGACGCCCGCCGACCCGAGCCCGCTGAACCTGGCGGGCCTCGAAAAGGGCGACCTGCGTTCGGCAGAAGCGTTCATCAGCCGCAACTGGTCGGCCGCGATGGCCAAGGCGATCATGGCCGAGTTGCGGCATCGCCTGGGCGAGACGTGAGCGACGCCGCCCACGTCACCCAGCAGCCCCGCGCGAACGAGCCGACGATCCACGCCCGCCGCGGGTCCGACTACCGGGCGCTCTGCGGCGCGAACCCGGGCAGCCCCTGGACGCGCCAGCGGGCGTTCGTGACGTGCGAGCGGTGCCGGGCGGAGATTGCGCGGCGGGACGCTGAACGACTGAACGCCAGGCGGTAAGTCGGGGGTCCGAATCCCGCGAAGTTGGGGTCGGCCGGTGCGCAGCGCGACCATGGAGGCATGCCGCGCGACACGGACCGATCCCATCTTCACCCCGTCTTCCGCGCCAAGCTGGCGGGCCTCGAGACGGCGCTGGCCGCGGCCGGGCTGCCGCTGCTGCTGTTCGAGGCCGGCCGCTCCCCGCAGCGTCAGCAAGAGCTGTTCGCCCAAGGCCGCGCGCCGGGCTGCGGGACCTTCGGGAAACACGTCACCAACGCGAAGCCGTGGCAGTCGTTCCACCAGTTCGGCTTGGCCGCCGATTACGTCTTCTTCGTCAACGGGAGATGGACCTGGGACGAGCCGACGTCGGGCGCCTGGGCGCGCTACACCCAGATCGCGGCGCAGGTCGGCCTGCGCAGCCTGTCGTTCGAGCGGCCGCACGTCGAATTGCCCGTGGCGCTGGCTGTCCTGCAGGCCGGCCACTACCCGGATGGGGGCGATCAGACCTGGATCGACTGGCTCGACTCGATGATCGAGGGCTGGCCGCACAGCGCGACCACCATCGACGGCATCACCTACCCGGGCGCGCCGCCCATGCCGACTGCGATCCTGCGCCCTCCCCTGGTCGCCTGATGACGGTCTCGGACGAGGCCCGCGAGCTGCACGAGGACGAGCGCCGCGCCGCCGACGACCTGACGGCGGTCCGGCGCGAGATCGAGGAGACCGTCGCGGCGGGCGGGGGTCATATCGGCCCGGAGGCGGCCGCCGAGTTCGGGCGCCGGCTCGAGGCGGCGCAGGAGCGCGTCCGGCGGGCGCGGATCGCGCGGCGGGAGCTGGGCGGCGCTACCCAAGCTTGACGCCCGCCCGCTCCGCCAGCTTCTTTACGATCGCGTCCGCCCAGGACGGCCGAGCCCCATCGGCCAGCAGGTGCTCGCGGACGGCGTGCAGCACCTTGGCCGCGCCGCGGTGCTCCTGGCCGGCGAGCAGGTAGTCCCACTTCGCGAAAAACTCCCGCTCCGCGTCGCGCCAGCCGAGCCGGTACCCAGGCAGCTTGTCGGCGGCGCGCGTGGGCGTCAGTTCGTCCGCGTCCAACTCGACAAGGACGGTCGGGTCGAGCTCTACGGGGTGCTCGACCGCCGTATCGCGCTTCTCCCCCCATTCGGCTGTCGGATCCGCCTCGTCGTCCGGCGGCGGCCCGCCGGGGGGCATCAGGCGGCCGCCCGCTCGCCCCGGCCGTCCAGCGGGTGGAGGAGCGCGTGCGTCAACGCAACCGCCAGGGCATCGGCCGCGTCAGGCGCCGGCGTCTTGTTCAGGCCGAGCAGCTGCTTGACCATCCGACCGACGCGCGGCTTGTCGGCGCGCCCGCTGCCGGCGGCCGTCGCCTTCACGGTGGCCGGCGCGTACTCGACGACCCGCAGGCCGACGCGCGCCGCCAGGTAGCCGCCCATGCCGCGCGCGGCCGCGCTGACGAGCGCCCCCTGCTGATGCTTACCGCGCACCTTGTTCACGAACCCGTGCTCGAGCGCGACGACGTCTGGCCGCAGCTCCATCAGGACGGCCTCGAGGTCCGCTCCGATCTCGGCGAGGCGCTGGTAGACCGGCCTGCTCGCCGGCGCCGTCAGCACGCCGGCGTCGACGAACGTCAGGTGCGGTCCGTCGACCAGCACCAGGCCGTAGCCGAACCGGACCGATCCGGGGTCGAGACCGAGCACCCGCATCAGGGCCGCCCGCGAAAGCAGCGCGTGCCGACCAGGTACGCTGCCGCATACGCGGCGATAACCACCACCACCGCCAGCAGCCCGACGGCCACGCGGCGCCAGCAGTAGCCGCACCGCCAGCCGCGGCAATGGACCGGAGCGTCCATCAGCTGGGCTTGCGGGCGGCCGCCCCGCGCATTCGCTCCTCGAGGCGGCCGCCGACGGTCAGATCCTCGAGGATCGGACGTTGCAATGAGACGCCAGCGAACGCCGCCGACGCGATGACGATGCCGCGGTTCAGGCCATCAGCGAAGCCGCGCCTGCGCCCGAGCTCCATCCCGTCCGCCACGCCGGTGAGCCTCCCGCGCTGGTAGGCGCGGCGGACGGCGACCGCGACGCCGGCGGCGCCCGCCAGGAGCAGGCCGGCCAGCTTCACGGCGTCCCCGTGGGGGGCGGCTGGGGCACGGGCGGCGCATGGGGGATCAGGCTCTTGCCCATCACGCCGATGACGGCCGCCATCACGCCGACGGAAGTCCAGAGCCAGGGGTGCGGGTTCGCGCCGGGATGGACGTTGCCGGCGTGCACCAGGACGCCGGCGGACATGACGCCGCCGACAAACGTGCACAGGCGCTTGTAGAGCTCGGGCAGGTCGATCGGCGAGATCCCCAGGATGCCCGCGCCGCCCGCGATGCTCTGCACCAGGAACAGCGTCTGGGGCGAGATCTGGACCGGTTCTCCGGACGCCAACACGGCCGCGGCCGCGCTGACGACCAGCGCGGCCACGGACAGGATGATCTTCAGGATGCGCATGTGGTCGTTCCTTTCAGCCTTGCGAGAGGCGTTCGAACGCGCGGCCGAGGTTTTCGAAAATGACGGAGATCTCGTCGCGCATGTGGTCAGACAGCCCGTGGCAGTGGGCCGCCAGCTTCACGTAGATGGCGCGGACCTGAGCGTCGCTTCCACCTCGCTGCACCAGGCGTTCCACGTCGTCGAGGAGGTGCTCAGTGCGTTCGTGGGCGCCTCGAGAATCTCGGAGCCGAAGCCGGACGCGAGCGATGCGCTTGAGGATGTCCTCGATCCCGGCGGGGACGATGATCGGGGTGCGTTCCTCGTCTTCGTCAAAACCCGTAGGGCCAGGCGTCTTTGGCTCATTCGACATCCCATCTCACTTGGTTGAGCCGCCATTCGGCGGGTGTTTCGTGACGAAATCGAGGGCGGTGGTGGCCAAGCCGGTCGGGGGCGGCTGGTCGGGCGGCGGCACCCCCCGGTCGGCGTAGAACGTCCATGCCCGTCGCATGGCGTGCGCGGCGCTGGCCGCGTACTTGTAGAGCGCTATTCCGCCGCTGATCACGGCCACGGTGCTCCCCACCACCACCGCCGCGGTCTTGAGGTGCCGCGCCGCCTCTTCCCAGAACGCCACCCAGCGCGGCCAGCGCTCCCGCCGTCGCTCCCGGCGCTCGACCCGCTGCAGCTCCCGCCGCTCGCGGCTCTCCTCGCGCGCCCGCCGGCGCAGGTCCGCCTGCTCCAGCTGCTTGAGGTCCTTCGGTCGCTTCACCGGTCACGCTGCCCCCCATTCTCGACGGGATGGGTCAGCGCCCCTACTTTCGCGGGGCGCAACATGTGGCGGATGTGGGCGATCAGCCCCCCGCCGGGTTCCACGTCCCGGGCGGGGTCGTTCAGGCGGGCGGCCACCATCAAGACGAGCTCCTCTTCCTGCCAGTGGTACTCGGAGCTCGCCGGCCGGCGCCGGTCCCGCTGGTCAGCCGGGGCGGCGCCGAGCAGGTCAGCCACCGCCCGCAACACCGGCGAGATCGTCCCGAAGACGGCCGCGAGCGCGGCGTGTAGGGCGTCGTGCTCGCGGTTCATGGCCGCGCCGTCCGGGTACCCCAGGCGCGCGGCGTCCGCGGCGTAGCTGGCCGTGGCGTGTGGCCTGGCGGGGATGACCCGGCCGTCGGCCAGCTCCACCTCGCTGTAGCCGTCCCCCGGCCGCCAGTCGACCGCGCCGATCTTCACGGCTTGCCGGCCGCCGGTGCTACTGGCGGGCGGTAGGTCTCGGCGTCCAGACGTCGGATCACCTCGTCGGTCAGGTCCTCGGCCGACCACAGGCGGCCGTCCGGCTGGACGTCGGCGGTCGAGAGGTGGCGCTCGGCGGCGATCCGCGCGACGACGGGGCGGACGGCGTCCCGGAGCTTCTGAACGACCTGCGCCTCGTGCCGGGTTACCTCGGCCTGGAACGTGGCCTGCTTCTGGGCGGCCACGGCCCGCATCGTCTCGAGCTGCTTGTCCTTCGCCTTCTCGGCGGCGGCAAGTTGCTGGGACATCTTATCCAGCTCGTCCTGGCGAGACTTGAACACCGTCGCGTGCTCGTCAGCCAGGCGCTTGCCCAGTGCAGACTCCGAGGCCACCCGGGCGAGGTCGACCCAGCCGGCCGTCGGGGCAGCGGGCGGTGGCAGACGGCCGGCGCAGCCGGCCAGCATGGCGACAATGACGAAGGTCTTCGGGATCAGTTCCATGTGTTCGCGTACGCGGCGACCGCGCTCCAAAGTGTGTGGCCCATCGTGGTGTAGCCGGAATCAGTCGGGTGGACGCCGCCGACCTGGACCTGGGCGCCCGTGACGATCGAGTGCATGCCGACGAACAGGCACGGCGGCAGCGACGAGCAGATGGACGGGATCAACCCGTTGTAGGTGACCGACACAGACTCAAGCGCGTCGTTGCGCGGCACCATGTCCGTGACGACGAACAGCGCGCCGGGCGCCGCGCCTCGCGCTGCAGTCAACATCGTGGTCAGCTTGCTCGCCGTCGTCGCCGCCGAGTCGCCGTTGGTGATGTTGTTCGTGCCGTTGTTGGCGAAGATGACGATGTCGGGGTGGCCGTACTGCCAGAACAGCGGGCTGGCCGACGAGATCAGCCCATCGATCTGCGCGCCCGGGAACCCAAAGCAGGCTTGCTGATTGAACCCGGCGTCGCCATCGAGCTGATTGCCGACCATGCGGGGCTTCTTCCCCGCGGCGACGGCGTCCTGGACGAAGACGTACCGCCATCCAGCCTCGAACAGCGCCGCAGTCGAATTGACCCCCGCGGTAATCGAATCGCCCACCGTCGCGATGGTCGTCGCTCCCAGGGTCGGGACCTTCGTCGCGACGGCGTGCCACTGATATTGCTTCTGGACGACCTGGGCGCTGGCGGGCGCGGCCATCGCGACAGCGGCCACGACGGTGATCGCAACCCCGACGAGCACCCGCCTCACGGTGTCACCGCCGCGTCGATCATGACGTTGTAGACGTACGCGCTCGGCTGCGTGGCCGCCACGGCCGTAACCCCTTGGACGATGGCGTACCAGTTGCCGCCGGCCGAGGTGTGTGGGAACGCCGTCGCGGCCGGGCCAATCGTCACGTCGCCGGTGTCGGTCGTTCCGTCGTAGCCCTCAAATTTCAGCGTCGTCCCGTCCGACCAGATCATCACCGAGTAGAGCGAGCCGGCGTTGTACGGCAGCGTCGCGGTCGTCGTCGGCGTCGTCGTGTTCGGCAGCCCCCCGGCGACGTGGCCCGTGAGCGCGCCGAATTGCGTCCCGAAAAACCCGACCGCGGCGAACCCGTCGGTGCCTTGGTAAGGACCGATGATGAAGGTCGCGTTCGCGTCGGTGGTGATGAGCCTGAACTGTCCACCGAAACACCAGCGCTGGCTTCCGAGTGCCCCGATCGTCTTCTTCGAGTTGACGTTGTTGACCAGCGCGTACCCGGTGCTTCCCACGGACGGCCCGGTCAGCTTGTAAACCGCCGTCGCGTCGAAGGCGTCGCCACCGAACGCCGTGCCCGTTCCCGAGGCGCCGGGCGTCACGCCCGAGTTGCTGCCGTTCTCGAATCCCCAGGGTTCGACCTTTTCAGTCCGGGGGTCGGCGATCCCGGCGCTCGATCGGCACTTCTGGGCTACGTAGTCGCGCCAGCCGCCCGACCCTGACGACGTCACGGTGGAGCTTCCGCCGCCGCCGATGGCAGGGTTGCCGCCGTAGGTTGCCGCGAGGACGACGACAGAGGCGCCGGTACCCGAGTACTCCGCGGACACGTCGGACCGCCTCTTGGCGTGCTTGTAGGCATGGCTGTGAGCGCTGGCCGGAATGGCCAGCCCGGCGACGACGACCAGGACCGCCGATGCGACGGCCGTCCGTAGCTTTCTCGCGATGATGGTGCGCATTCTTCAGCCCCCCTTTCGCATGTCGCTGATCGTCACGTTGCCGGATCCAGTGCAACCGGACAGGCCGAAGCGGACGTATCCCCACGGCCACATTGGGTACTGGACGGGGATGAGGTTGACCCCAGACGCAAGGGCCGGCGGCGACGTCGTCAGCGTGATCGAGAACCACTTCGTCAGGTCCGAGAACGAGTCGACCGTCGACTGATAGGAGTTGCTCCCGTACATCGTGATCGTCGTGCAGGCGGCCGTGCTGGACCCGTCCGTTCTGATCTCGTACCCGAGCAGATCGATTGCCCCCGTGTATCTGGGCGAGCTGAGCGCGGAGCTGGTCGACACCGCGACCGTTTCACTGCTCGATGCGTTGATCGCCCCCGATCCCAGCTTCCCCGGCGTGTTCGGCGGCGGCGCGTTGTGGATGTTGTCTCCGCAGCCGGCGAGCGCCGCGGCCACGGTGAAGGCGAGAACGATTCGACGACGCATGGTACTGGCCCTTTCTTTGTTGGAGGTGTTCATCGCGACGCCAGCTCGAGGACGACGGGAACGGCCAGCCATTGCGGCAGGACGTCCGACTCGACGATGAAGGTCGACTTGGAGTAGACGTCCAGGACGCCCGACCGTCTGACGACGACGCCGGGCGGCTTCGTGGGATGTGCTGAGACGGATTCCCATTCTCCCATCGGTCGACACTCGTCGTCCTTGCAGACGTACTGCGTACTGGCCCGGGACAGACGGAGGCTCGTCTCCGGCGGCCCGGCCGGCCTGTCCGCGCCCGGCGTGCGCGGCGCCGCCTCCAGCTTCTTCGCGGGAGCCTTGGCCCTTTTCGCGCCAGCCTTCTTCGGCGCAACCTTCGCCTGATACGCCTGGCACTCGACCTGCGTCGCGAACCAGACACCGCCGCCGGTCTTGTCGACGTACAGCCAGCCGGAGCAGTCCCGACCCGTAGTCGCGTCGCACATGTCGTGATTGTCGACGCACCCGACGGCGCCCTGGGCGTAGGCGCCCCGCTCGACGCCGACGCCGACCGCGACGGTCGCGAGAATGAGGATGATTCTACGCATGATCAGCTATCCTTTCCGGTTGGGTTGGCGGCCGAGTAGAGGCCGATGTGCTCGACGAGGTGGTGCGTCTGCTCGAAGGTCCAGCCGTGGAAGCCGCCCACGACTCCGATTGCGCGGTCCACCCACACGGCGCCGCCGACCAGGAAGCGATAGCGCGTCTCGGCGTCCGCCAGCGCGCAGAGCGAGCGATGGGGGATCTTCACGGCCTGGGACTGGCGGAAGGTCACCGCCGGGTGAACGCCTACGGCACGCCCGAAGCTGAAAAACGACGTCCACGCCGCTCCCTCTGGGACCTCATGCCGCAGCATCTCCGCGAACGCGCCGCGGTGAACAGCCCTTACATCGTCTTCAAGAAACAGCAGGTCTGCGCCCATCGCCCAAGCAGTCCGGAGCGCCACCCACCCTGGGGTGATGTTCTCGTTGAATGCCCCCCGCGCGCGGTTGCGCGGCGGCAGGACTGCGCTCGTCCAGCCGTCGGCCACTACTTCTGGGCCGTCGCACACCAGCAGGCGCGGAACGTCCGGCGTCACCTCGGCGTCGACGGACGCCAGCGTGCCCGACAGGTAGCCCGCCCCGTGCGGTCGCGGGCAGGTCAGAACCGAGATCATCAAGCTGGTGGAGGCCCGCGCCGGGCGTGACCCCAGCGCCGCAACCGCTGCGGCGGCGCAACCGATAAAGTGTCGTCTCGTGTGCATGCATGCCCCCAGGTCAGTAAAGGACCGCCTGACAATCGATGTTCATCTCGGTCACGCTCTTGCCCGTCGCCGAGTCCGTCCGATAAACGGCGACGAACAGCATCGCCCCGGATGGGATGCTTCCCGAGAACGTTGCCCGTCCGAGCGGACCCAGCGTCGTCCCCCAGTTGCTCGTCGTGAGCGACGCGGCCAAGTTGTAGGCCGACAGGTCGGTGGAGTAGTAGAGGCCGAAGACCTCGGTGTCAGTTCCGCTGCCGCTCGTCGCTCCGCTGTAGTAGTTGGAGCAGGTGAACACGCCGCCGGTAAACGTCCGCGTCGTGGTGTACCCAATTGGGAATGTGGCATCAACGCCTCGGTGAGCATTGAGTGTCAGGCCCACCGAACCGCTGACTGTTGTGTACACGTCTGTATTGGACGTCTGACTTCCGAGGGACCCGTTTGGGAAGAAGATGACCGCCATGTTCGCGGTCAACCCGACACCGCTGGCTGACAGGGCCTGGGACCATGTCATGGTCTGAGACGCGGGAGACGTAATGGGGGCCTGGTAATCGACGCCAGCGACGGCCGCCTGCAACACATGGCCAGTGCTCGTTTTGACCATGCTTGTGCCGGCGACGCTGTCCACCTCCAGGTTGTTCTTGACGACCGTGTCGCCGGCGTTCGTGAGCCGCATCCCCTCGGCCCACGACGTCCCGTTGAACACCGACAACACCAGGTCGCTCGTTATCGCGGTCCCGGGGACGCTGTTGCCGACCGCGACAGCCTTGGTCGGTGAAGCATCTTTCCAGAACTGCGTGGTCACGCCCGTAGAAGAGGTTGGGATTTCCTGAAGTCCATTCGCGTTGTTGGTCGAGAGTGTCCCGCTCGAATCGAGCAAAAGGTGACTGTTGCCGCCGGACATCAACGTAAACAGACTGGAATTGCCGACGCCGGTCCCGATGTCAAAGCGTCCGTTCAGCTTGGAGATCTCCTGCGTGGCGCTCTGGTTCAGCGCCAGCGCAACAGTGCTCGCGTCGGACCCGTCGATTTCCACGGGACCGCCCTGAACCCAGATCGCGGGCCGCGTCGTGCATGACGCCGATCCCGTGCAGGTCCACGGCCCGGCGACGGTCAGGGTCGCGAGCTCGTCGACGGTGACCGCGGAGCTCGACGTGAGCGTGTTGGCGCCCAGGTAGAGGCCGCCCTGGTGCGAGGTGACGTGCGTCGTCCCGGTCAGCGTCTCGGTCACGCCGTCGAAACGATAGAGGCCCTGCAAGCTGGCCGCGCTCGCAGTCGACTGCGGGGTCATGGACCACTCGACCGTCGTGGGCGACGTCGGCGCGAGCGGCGTGCCGCTGTTCGTCCACGTCGCGCCGACCAGGTTAACGCCCTCGATGACGCCGCTCGCGGTGATCGACTGACGAGTCGTCCCGCCCGTGTACGAGTTGAATGCGTTGGCGCTCGACGTCCCGGCGTAGAGATTGCCGCCGGTCTTGTTGATTTGCTGGTCGGCGGCCTGGTTCAGCACGAGCGCGTAGCCGCTGCCGTTCGACGACCCGATCGTCACCGCGCCGGTCGTCAGGGTGAAGGTGCTCGCACCGGTCAGGCCGGTGCCGGTCCCGATCGCGATCTGGGGCGACGCCGGGTAGGTCGTCGTGGCAGCCGAAAGCGTGCCACCGGATAAGGTCAGACCGGACAGCGCGACGCGCGTAAGCTGGCCGCTGGCCGCGTTGGCGTAGACGAGCGCGTCGGACCCGCCGGCCAGGTTCGGGATCTGAACCTCGCCGGTCGACAGCGCGATGACCCGCGAGATGTTGCTCGACATCAGCGTGGCCATGTCTGGGCCCGTCGTCCCGAAGTCCACGCGGCCGCCCGACTTGGCGATCTGCTGGGTGCCGGCCTTGTTCAACAGGATGGACACGCCGCTCGCGTCCGAGTTGTTCAGGGTCGCCCGCTGGTTCGCGCTGTCCCAGACGAAGCCGGCGTCACCGGTCAGGATCGTCCCGTTGCTGTAGGCGACGCGCCCGGACCCAGGCACGGCTCCCGAGGTAAGCGCGCCGGCGGCGCCGTAGAGGACGCCCGTCGGGTAGGTAATCGGCGCCTGGTAGTCGAACCCGGGCGAGGCGATCCCGACGTTGCCGCTGGCATCGGTCTTCAGCATGCCGGCGCTGTAGGCCGTCAGCTGGAGCAGCCCGCCCGCGCCGACGACAACGCGGCTGATGTTGCCGGTCATGAGGGTCACCTGAAAAGCCCCGGCCGTTCCGACGTCGAGACGACCGTTGAACTTGGCGAGCTGCTGGGTCGCGGACTCGGTCAGCGCGAGCGCGACGGACGACCCATCGTCGCCCGTGAGCGTCAGGTGGTGCGCGGTCACCAGGTGGGTCACGGTGCTCTCGGTGAACGTCGAATCGCCGACCGGGCCCGTCGCCGCCGCGACCAGCACGTCGGGCGCCGCCGGCCAGCCCGTGCTGAGGTTCGAGATCGAGTCACCGGTCGCGAGGTAGTCGAGGGGGTGCGTCGCGAGCGCGAGCTGCCCGCCGGTCGACGGGAGGATCTTGGCCATGCCGCCAGCCGCGTACTGGGGCAGGAACACCGCAGCCGAGGTCAGGGTCAGCGCAAGCACCCCGCTCGGCGCGAAGTGGATGTAGTTGCCGGTGCCGCTGCTGGTCTCGATGGTGAGCCGGTTCGGACCGCCATCGCTGCCGGCGTAGGTCGAGCTGCCGAGGAAGATGTCGGCGATGGTGCCGACGTTGTTGATCAGCCGCAGCTCCGAGTAGGCGCTGTTTCCGGCGTTGTTGTTCTGGACGTACGCGCCGACGCCCCCCGTCGAGTTCCCGACGATGTGCAGCGGCGCGGATGGCGACACCGTGCCGAGACCGAACCTATGAGCTGCTGGATCGTAAAAGAAGTTCGAGTGGTCCTCGGCGAGCCCGCCGTTCCAGAAAATGACTGACCCGTTCGAGAAGCTGCCGAGGCCGGTGGCGGGGACCGTTCCCGTCAGCGTCGAGTAGGCCAGCGACTGGCAGACGACACCCGCACCAGTCGTCTGGAAGATCTGGCCGGTGCCGGTGCAGGTGACGTCCTGCACGTTGGCCGTCCCGACGCCAGGGTTGCCCACCAGCGACAGGCCGGCGCTCTGGCGAAGCTTCGCGTTGCTGACGACGTTGGGCTGGATCGTGGCCGGGACCGTGCCGGGGCCGGTGAACGCGACGTCGCCCGTCCCGCCAGTCACGTAGGCGCCAGGCCCCTGGATGTCGGCTCCCCCGGTGGTGGCACCGCTGGCCTGGATGGTGGCGGCGGCCAGCGCCGACCCGGTCCACTTCAGGACGCCCGTCGGCGGCGCGATCGTGCTCAGCAGCTGCGCGCCGGTGGCGATGGACGGGAGGCAGTCGCCGGCCGAGACCGCGCACCACAAGGGGCCAGTCGTCAGGCTGCCCAGGTTGAAGGCATTCACGGGCGCGCTCGTGGCCCGCCGGACCAGGTAGTAGCCGTTCGCGTTGGCGCCCGTGGTGGCTGAATTGGACGGCCGCCACGCCGATCCGTTCCAGGTCAGGACCTGGCCGCTGGTGGCGCCGTATTGGGACAGGGTCAGCGTGATCGGTCCGACGGCGGGGCCGACCCCCTGAACGTCGCCATCAAATCCGATGTTCGTGGTGGGCGTGACGAACGTCTGCGCGGTCGCGCCGGTGATTCGCCCGTAGACGTCGCGCTGGATGGCCGCGATCCCGCTTCCGCCGTAGTTCGTCTCGGGGCCCAGGACGGGGAGGTCGAACGTCGGGTTGCCGCCCGATCCGTTGCCGTTGCCGATTGAGATGGTGCCCAGCGGCGATGTCAGCGTGCGTGTGGCCGCCCAGGCGCCGGCCGAGGCGACCCCGAACCCGGTGCCCCCAGGCGCCGAACTGGCCGGGTTGGCCGGCGCCCAGGCGCTGCCGTTCCAGCCCAGGATCTGGCCCGACGTGGCGCCGCCCTGGGCGATGCTGGCCGGGGGCACGAGCGCCCACGTCAGCGCGCCGGCCGCCCGCTGGAAGACCTGCCCGTCAGCCGTGGCCGGGACGTCCTGGGGCGCCGCGGTGGCGTTCGTGGCGTTGGCCTTGGCCGTCAGGGCCGGCATCGTGGCGGCCTGGGCGTTGCCCACGGCGCCGCTGGCGATGCCCGCGCTTCCGACCTGACCCCAGCTGGCCGCCGGGCCGGCGCCGGTTACCAGCACCTGGCCCAGCGTGCCCGGCGTCAGGTTCCCCAGCGGCAGCAGCCCGGTCACGTAAATGCCGGCGTCGAGGTGGAGCGTCAGCGCCGCTGACCCGGGGCCGGCCGCCGTCCCGCCGCCGGTGAGCGCGTTCAGGTAGGCGCCGGGCCCCTGAAAGTCAGATCCGCCCGTCGTCGCGCCGGCCGCCTGGGCGACGCCGCAGCGGAACAGCGGCGAGCCACCCGTGAACACGACCACGCACGGAAGCCCGCTCCCCGGCATGTCGCCGCGACGCACCGGCTCGCCGCCGGTCACCGGGGTCAGTAGGTTTCGGATCCGGAACTGGTTCTGAAAATCCTGGTTCGTGTAGACCGGTGCATCGGCGCGCGCGGCACGGACGGCCGTCAGCACCAGCAGTAGCGCGAGGATGACCCGGCGGCCGAACATCAGAGCGTCGCCATCGCCTGCCCTGCCGCGGCCGCCTCGAGGCGCGCCTGCATGTCGGCCCGCGCCTCGCGCGCGGCGACCTGGCGGGCATCGGGGTCGATCCGCGTCCAGATCTGAAGGCGTCCCATTCGGAGCGCCGCCGTGATCATGACGCCGTCGCAGTTGAGGCCGCGGCTCTCGAGGATCTGCCGCGCCAGCTGCACAACGGCCGCGTCGCTCCTGATCTGCCCCGGCGTTCCTTCGAGCAGCTCCGCCTGGGCGTCGAGCGACTGAGCGAAGTCCGCCTTGCGCAGCTCGACGTCGACGAGGTCCTTGCGTCGGCCGATGCGACGCATCGCCTTCTCGAAAGCGTTCTCTTCGGGCGTGCGCCGGCGCTCACGCCGGATTCGCGCTTGCTTTCCCATCGGTCTCCTTTGGGTGGGCTGCCTGCCACCGGTTGATGGCGCAGCTGCACACGTCCGTCCGCGGCACCGCGACCCCGCCCTTTCGGAACGGGACGGCTCGCGTCAAGAGCCCCAGGTCGCAGCCGAGGGGGCAGCGCGGGTCATAGGAATCAGCCACTTCCGCCCCGTCGACCTTTCGGCCGTCGAAGGTCCGGATGACCTGGGTGTAGGGGGCGTCCGCCACAGGCCGATGGTCCGCCGCCCCGGGCGCCGCCCCAACTTCGGGGCGGCGCGGCTTCCTGAACGCGCGCCCAGCTTGCGCCCACCCCCACCTCGACCGGAGACTGCTCGAGCTGGCCCGGCCGGCCGACTGATCATCGGCTGGTGGGCGGAGGGCGCTCCCCGACGCCCGGGGCCAGCGTTGACCGGGGAGCAGAGGTCAGGAGCGGACCCATGGGACTTGATCTGAAACCCTGTCTTGGTTGCCGGCAACTCGTAGATGTCTCGACGCCGGCGTGCTTCGCGTGTGGGCGAAAGAGACCGACGGCGCGCGGCCCGCGCAAGGCCATCATCTGGTTCATCGTGGCGGTCGGCGTCCTGCTGATCGTCGGCCTGGCGAGCTCCTGCGGAAGCGTCAGCAACACCCCGGCCGGCGCCGGCGGCGCCGCCGGATCACCGACCCCAGCAACCGGCGGCGCCGCCGGCCGCCTCGGCGTGACCCCCAGCGGAACCGGTGGCGGCGCCGCGGGTGGCAGCGCGGCTGGGGCCTCCGGCGACGCTGGCGCCGCCGGAGGCGGGGCCGGCACGGTCGGCTGTGGCGACACCTTGTCCGATCCGAACAACTGCGGCGCATGCGGCCACGTCTGCCCCGCGAACCCGTACCAGACGTTCCCCGCTGCGCCGGAGGTCTGCTACCAGGGCAGCTGCTTGCTGCCCGGCGGATCGCTCTGCCAGGCCGACTCGGAGTGCCTCACCACGAGGTGCGCCAGTAACAACGGCCAGGCGAAGGAATGCCAGCTCAGGTCGTGCGCCCGGGATAGCGACTGCCCGGCCCAGATGTCGAAGTGCACGGAGACCGCCCCCGACAACGGTCTTCCGTGCGCTTCTGCGCCGCACCCGGATGGCGGCTGGTCCTGCGTCTGCTTCGCGGTTCAGTAGGCGAGGTCGCCGGCGCCGCGCGCGGCGGCGAAGTCCACCACCCCGTAACGCCCGCGGCCCGTGTTGCCGGTGCTGAGCTGCCAAAAGAAGGGGTAGTAGAGCATCCGGTCGACCGGGTTCGGGGGCGTCAAATCGACGCCGAAGTTCTTCACGGGCGCCCCGTCGACGTAGACGATGACGCGCGGCGACCCGTCGTCGGAGGCGTTCGCGCCCTGGTACTCGAGCCGGACTCGGGAGCCGGTGGTGATCCCGAGATCCGTGTACGTCGGTGACCCAGCGGACAGGCAGGTGTAGAGCTGCCAGTGCGTGTCGGTCAGGCGGGCGACGATCGCGATTCCGATCGGCGCCGTCGCCGCGAAGGTGGTGCTGGTCCCGATCAACACCGGGTCACCGGCCGAGGCGAGCAGCCCGAACGCCCCCTCGCAGGACGACCCGAATAGGCCGCTCAGGCTGAGCACGTCGACAGAGAGCGCCATGTCGGTGTCTTCGGTGATCCATGTGCCGCACAGCGGGTTCGCCTCGACCACCGCGATCGCCTGGCCGCTGGTCGAGACGTTGCCCGTGTCGAGGACGAGCGAACCGCCGGCGTACGGCGGCGGTGTTCCCGGGCCAGCCGGTAGCCCGAAGAACGCGGGGTAGATCTGGGGCGCGCCGGGCCCGACGTGAATGCCGTACTTCCAGCGTCCCGCCCATACGCCGCTGCCGCCCGTGTTCTTCGTGACCAGGCCGACGTCGTCCCAGCGTTCCTGCCACCTCGTGACCTTGGCCATGTTGCGAAGCCTCGGTGGTCGACGAAGTCTCGGCGTTGGCCTCTCGGACTGCGCCACGCCTTGATCGGCTGGACGTACGCGGCATCGAGCCCCGCCGGAGACGTGGGCGCTGTGCCCGTCGGTTGCTTTTCCCAGGCGATCTCGTTCGCCAGCGCCTGGAAGCCCTGGTTCACGGTCGCGGCATCGACCGGATCGGTCAGGTCTGTCGGCACGCCGAGGACCGGGACGGTGTCGGGGCCCGGCAGCGCAGAAGGCGTCGCAACGCCCGTCGGGTTCCCCGTGATGGTCGTAGATCCAGGCATCGACTCAGCTCCTTGTCGTCATGGTGAAACGAATCGCACGCTGCCCCCGCCCCACTTGATTCCGGACGGGTCCCACATCCTCGTCGGCGGCCAGCCCCACACCGGCGCGGAGAGGATCACCGCGCAGCCCTTGTAGACCCACTTCGACGGCTTCCAGCCGTAGATGATCGAGTTGAAAAGGTCGGCGCTCGGGTCGCCATCCTCGAACGTGAAGCCGATCGGGGGCGTGAAGTCCGCGCCGATCACCACCATGAACTGGTTCCACAGGGCGGGCGAGCTCCCGTCGAACGACATCGGTGCATGCGTCCCGTAGGTCACAACGCCGGCGTCCAAGTAGCTGTAGGTCTTGGCGCGCTTGACGATGTTCACCCCGCTGGCCGTGCCCATCGGGAAGCCCGCGCGTGCGAGCTCGAACAAGATGCTTCCGTCCGAGCCGCAGAAGGACGGCCCCGCTGGATCGTCGAAGCAGGTGCGCAACCGCTCGGCGTATGCGTCGTCGGTCTCACCGACCGCACGTCGGAGCTTCCGTTCCGCGCCGATGTAGGGCAACGCGTCGGGCGGCCCGTAGCCGGGCAGGCTCGCCATCACACCTTGGCGAGCTCGGTCCATGCTGACGTCCTTCTCGGCGCCGTAGGCCGTCTCCAGGACGGTGCCGTTCGCGCGCTGGAGGCACCCCGGCGCGCGCCTGCTCTGGTAGATCGCGTAGAGGCTGCCCATCAGAAAGGACTCCAGAGAAGTTGCGACGCCAGGCTGCCGCCGGCGACTGGCACGTGTCCTGAGGCCAGGGTGAGATCAGCGGGCGTGCCGTTCAGGGTCTTGCCTGTGAAATCGACGGCGCCCTGGTCCATGACGGCCTGGTTCAGGGCAGAGAGCGCCAGCAGGCCACCGATCTGATTTCCTGCCAGCGCGCGCGCCCACGCAGCATCGGCTGCGGCCTGGGCGCCCGACAGCTGGTCCGGGGCCCACGAGGCCGGATAGAGCACCGTCCCGGCCGCGTTGACCGTCGTCGTCACTGCAGCCACAGCGGTCACGTCGTCGAAGGTCCTGGCGTTCACGTAGTTTTGGACCGTGGTCACCTCGCCCGAGGGTATGCCGCCGGTGTTGTTCGCCAGGACGAGAATGGCCCCGCCGGGGGTCGCCGGGTCGGCGTAGATGCGGACCCGCGTTGTCGACGTGCCTGCAGCGAGTGACCACTTTTGCAGGCGATCTTGGGTCCCCGGGGCGGCGTCGAGATCTTCGAAACGCCCGTCCATGCGAGCCTTGTAGGCGGTATCGGACTCGGCGTCCGAACCGAACTGGCCGGCGCCGCCGACGACCTTGATCGCTGCGGACTGGACGGTGACCCCAGGAAGCGGCGACACCAGCGTCGCGACAAGTCCACGGGCCGCGCCCAGGCTGGTCGCGCCGACGTCGATCGTCAACGTCGATCCACTGGGCAGCGTCCCGCCGGCCAGGCCCTGATAAATCGATCCGTCGGTTGCCTTGTAGAGGCGTCCGGCGGCTATCGGATACGGCCCCTCGTCCGCCGTGCACGCGAGAGTGATGGTCTGGGTCGCGGCGGTCGGTGCGCCACGATCGAGCCCGAATTGTCCTCGCCCGACGACCGACAGCGACGGGCCGGACGTGTCCGGGTAGCCGTTCCCGATGATCCCGGGGATCACGTTGGCGACGAGGTCCTGCATGATGTACGCCTCCAGCTCGTACATCGTCCGCAGGACCGCGCCCGAGTGCCAATCCGTGACGGGGTTCTCGTCGACGGCGATGAACGGCAGCAGGAGGCGGCGGACGTCGTCGATGCTCGGCGGCGTCCAGATCTCCGAGATGTCGATCGCCGGCAGCGTGGTCATGTCGGGATCCAGCCGATCGTGTTCGCGATGGTCTGCCCGGCCGCCATCACCGCGACCTCGTTCTTGGCGAGCACGAGGTCAGAGGTCAACGACGGCGCGCGATCGGCGATTTGGATGCTGACGGCGTCTTCGACGCCGTTGTCGCTGAGGATGTCCTCGAGGACGGCGGCGCGCACCACGGCGCCCTTCTGGCCCCCGATCGGGATGCTCCGCAGATAGGCGTCCCAGCCCTTTGCCGAACCGGCCTGGGCGGCGGCGATCTTCGCGCGAGGAACGTACGCCAGACCGAGCGGAAACACCTCGTGTCGTATTGCGCTCGACACCTGCACAGTCTCCTGCAGCGAGGTGAAGCCCGGTGCGGCGGCGACACCTTGATAGCCCAGCAGGCGGGCTGAGATGAAATCCTCGACGGCCACCAGCGCCTGGGGCGAGGCGGGGCCGCTCGAGCTCGCGATGGTCACCAGGATGCCACCCGGGATATTGGGGTCCGCCTCGCTCCAGACCCGCTCCACCTCCTGCGACGCCTGATGCGTCCAGAGCGCGATCTTGTCCTCCGTCGGAACGTCCGAGAGCGCCCGCCAGCGGTAAGAGCAGCGTGTGCCGAACGCGACAGGGGTCTCCGCGTCCGCCCCCCTCTGCAGGAGCGCGTCGCCCAGGAAGGTCGTGAAGATGTCGCCGGTCAGAAAGCTCGGAGCCGCGCCGGCAGTGAACCTCAGCGTCACGCCGCCGGGCACGACGATCGTCGGCTGGATTGTCCCACCATTCACCCACGTCGCGCCGCCGTCGGTCGAGAGCTGGTAATACGCGAACCCGATCTGGCCGCCGCGCGTGATTCGCACCCGCACAGACGCGAAGGTTGGCCGGACGCCGGGCGTCGTAAAGCTGGCGGCCATGCCGCCCGAGCTCCCGAGCGCGGAGCGGGCTGCCGTGAAGTCCGCGGGCGCGACGTTCGTGCACACCACGCCGGCGCGCGCCGTGACCATCGTGGTCACGGTCCCGGCCGGATCGTCGTAGGAGGACCCGGGCTTCTCGGCCTGGCACGGGAGATCGAGCGTCCCTCCGGGCTGGAGCTGGCCGCCCTCGACGTTCGTGTAGAGGTTGCCCGTCGCGTCCGCGCGGACGGTCAGCTCTCCGGGCGCAAACGTGTAGCTCGACGGCGTGCCGATCGTCGAGAACCGCATGTTCTGGATGGTGTAGGTGGCGTCCCGCATCGGGAGCTTGTAGAAGTCGCGCCCCAGCTTCTTGAGCAGGAGCGTCGCGACGGCAGGGGTCGTCTCGGCGGCGGCGGCCGCCACCGCGGTGGGCAGAAGCCTGCCCGTCACCGCCTGAGCGATGCGCTGTGCCGCCAGCGCGGCCATGCCGTTCGCCACCATGTCCAGGCGGAGGTTCTCGACGCCGCCTGTCGACGACGGCGCCCAACTGCTTACCGGAACGCCGGCCGCGGTCAGTCGGTCCACCAGCCGCTGGCGAATGGTTGCGACCGTCTCGGCCGTGCGCAGGTCGGCAAAGGTGTAGGTGGGCATCAGTTGCTCTGGATCGTGAGGGTGATGTCACGCATCCGGGCGGCGACGCCGGCACCAGGGGAAGTGACCGTCATGATCGCGCGGCTGTACCCGCCGGGGTTGGTGATGATCGCGCTGTCGTGGATGTCGGTGTACGACGAGGACGCCGCGGTCAGGGTGCAGACGGCTGTTCCGTCGATCCCCCCGTCGCCGCCTCCCACGCGCAGGATGAATTGAGCGCTTCCCGAGTCGCACATACCGGCTCCCGCGACTTCGACCGTCAACGAACTTCCCAGCGCGCCCCAGTTGATCACCAGCTGGGTCTGGAGCTGTGGTGTCTCTGTACCGCTCGAGTCCTCCACCGGCTGCAGGCCAAAGCTTCTGGACGGGTTCGATGTGCCTGGCGGTCCGGGCGGCCCAGGCGTGCTGCCGCCAGAGCCGGTGACGATGATGATCCCACCCGTCCCGACGACCGGCGCCCCGGTGACGGACACCGGCTCCGGTAGGGTCGTGCCGTTGACCGATAGGATGTCGACCGTGATGCTCGACGCGCGCAGGACCAGGGCAAACGGACCGGTCGCCGTGTCGTTATCGACGGCGATCAAGAGGCTCTCCGTCACGCTGTCGAAGGTGACCGTCGCGCGGGACCGCAAGGTCCGCGGATCGCTGACCTGCGTGGCCGCGATCTTTCCCTGGAGCGCAGAGACCTTAGCCTTGTCCATTCTCGAGCTGAGATAGCCGCGGATGTCGAAGCACCGGTACGTCGGGTCGTAGAAGTCCATCGAGCCCTCGCGCTGCGTGAGATGGCGCGCGCTGGCCATGGCGTAGTTCAGGTCGTCACTGGCGAGACCCCAGACGGGCTGCAGGTCGTCCAGCAGCGCGACATCGGTGCCGAAGTCGGTGGCGTTCGGGTCGAAGGGGGTCGTCATCAGCTGGTCACCGTGACGCTGCCGGACAGCAACGTGGTCGGTTCAGGCGGAGCCGCCGACCCGCCCAGGCTGTTGATCGCGGCGGCGAGCGACGCGAGATAGGTCACCAAGCCAGTGCCGAGGGGCACCGGCTGCGGCAGCGCGCCGCCCCCGAGATGCAGGGCGGCTGGCGCCAGCTTGAGCGAAGCCACCGAGACATCCGCATCGAAGCAGACCGCGTAGGCCTTGGCCCGGTCGCCGCCGCGCCAGCCGACCAGGACGTTCCCTCCGGCCAATCCGTCCGTCGTCGCCCCAGGCAGCCCCAGCATCAGCGGGATCGCGCCCATGTCCGGCATCGACGTCAGCTCCGGCTCGACGTGGACCCTGGTCCCGATCTGCGCCACCACCCGCGCGAGGTACATCGCCCGGTAGTCCACCGGCGGGGGGCCCGCGCTGCGCACCGCACGCTCGAACGCCCCGGCCAGACGGTCCTCCATGGAGGCCTCGCCGGCGTCCGAGAACCACACGCGCATGCGAGGGCCGAGTCCGCCCTCGTCGCCGTCGATCGTGTGCACGACCAGGGACACGCGCTGGCCGTTGAACGTGGTGCCCGGCCGCAACGCTCCCGCCGCCTCTTCGTTGACGGTCGCCAGCCATGACCCGTCCTCGAAGCGCTGCTCCATCACCTGATACGAGTCGTCTTCGATTCCCGCGTCCGGCCACGTCTCGCGCCCGATCCAGACCGTTCCGTCCGGCAGCACGCGCCAGACAGCGCCGCCGCCCACGCTCTCGACCAGCGCCGATAGGATGGTCCCGATCGGCTCGGCCGAGGTGGTCCACGCCGGCAACACGGTCTGCAGGACGTCCTGGTCTGACGAGGGGGAGAGCGTCTCGCCGGCGGTGGCCAGCAAGCTGCTGACGACCAGCTGAAGGCTAACGCCGCTGTATTGGCGCTTCTCGGCGGCCTTGCCCATCCCTCCCGCGCCCAGCACGACGCGCGTGCGGTCGGTGTCCTCGAACTCGCCACCACGGTCGATCGCCCCGCGGAACTCGCGGTCGCCCACCTGGATGACGACCCGACCAGATCGTGGGGTGATGTCGTCGAACAGCACGTCGGCGGTTCCGACGCCAACGCGCGGCAGCCACAGCCGCAGGCTGATGATGTCGTCGCCGTCAGCCGTCGCGAGAGCCACGTCAGGAGACTCCACCGGCCGGCGTGAAGAGCTGCGGCGCCAGGCTCATGTTGTCGGGGTTGTAGGACGGCGGCGGAAGCTGCGAGCTGTTCTGCGGGCGCGGGCCGTCGAAGTTCGGGTGGCGCTTGACGGGAGCCGGCTTCGGCGTGGCGGTCACGTTCTTGCTGCCGGGGTCTCGGTTCTCCAGGCACTTGATGTCGAACACCATCTCGCCCGGCTCTTTCCCGTCGTGCGGAAGACCCCACTGGGTGATCACCGCGTACCGGATGTTGAAGGCCTGCAGCTTCGGGTGGTCGACGGCGTGGGTGAACTGCGCGGGGTCGATGTTCTTGGTGCGCCCGATGTAGCGCGGATTCGAAAGCGGCTGGTTCCAGAGCGCGTCGATCATCTCCTGCATCAGGTCCCACTGCGACGGCGTCCAGATCGTGCAGGTGATGTCGAACTCGATCGGCTCGTAGCCCAGCAGCGTGGGCCTGTTGCCCTTCGAGCCGGGCGCCTTCTTGCTCTTGACCTTGCACTTCGGCAGGCCCTTCACGTCGCTGACCCCGGGCAGGCGGATGTCGTCGAACGAGAACACGTTCCACGGGTTGCCGTCGTAGTCGCGGCCGGTGAACCCGACCACCGTGCGGTCATCGTTGATGAGCGCGGTGGAGTCGGCGCCGACCCGCTTCTGCGCCAGGTCCGCGTCAGCGTTCGCGAGCACCCCGTCCCAAAAGATCACGCCCGCCATCTTCAGCCGCCCTTCCGCTTGGCGATGCGTTCCATGATGCGCAGGAACATCAGCTCGACCTCGTCCTCCATGCCGCGCGCGATCAGGCGCCCATGCTCGTAGCTATCGCCGCCGGCGGCGCCCTCCACCGTCACGTAGATGCCCTCGACCACGATCGACGGCGTCCCCCCGCCCCCACCGCCGCGCGCGGCCGCGCTGGCGAGGTCGAACGACTCGGCGACGTCCTCGAGGTCGCCTTGCCGGCCGGTGATGCCCTGGACGTAGCCGGCCATGTCCAGCTCGCCGATCTCCCGGAACAGCGCGGACGGCGAATGCTGCTCGTGCGCCGTTTTGAGGGCGTCGACCGTGGCGTCCGCGACCGTCGACATCGCGCGCACCGCGCCGGGAGCGCCCGCGAGAACGCCCTCGGAGTAGCCGGCCATGTCGTTCTGACCGGCCTGCTGGGTTTCCTTCCCGAACCGGAGCGCCCAGAAGTGCGGGTTGAAGACCCGATCCTCCAAGAACTGGTAGCCCGGAACGTGCGATGCCAGGAAGGCGCCCGTGCCCGACTGCGAGGGGAGCGCCCCGTCGCGCGCCATGATGTCCAAAGCCTTCTGGCTGCGGTCCTGGGAGCTGTGTAGGGGGTCGCCGAGGATCCCCAGCGGCGTGTACTTCATCGCCAGGTCCTTGGCCTCGCCGAGCCCCGTCTTCACCGTCGAGATGAAGTCGACGATGTCCTTGAACAGCTGCCAGGCCTCCTTTACGGCGGGCACGAAGTCGTCGCGGACGAAGGCGCTGGCGCTCCGGACGTCCTCCGGCAGCTCCTTGATGAAGCCAGCGACGTCGCCGACCACCTCCTGCAGGTTGATCGTCGACAGCGTGTCGCCCAGGCCGGCGAAAGCTTCCTCGAGGGTGCCGGATAGGATCTGCCCGAGCGCGCTCTTCGGGTCGAGCGCCTCGCTGACCTGGGCGACGAAATCGCTCAGCTCGTGGTAGCCCGCGGTGTCCTTCATGTTCTCGAAGAACAGGTCGGGCCTCTCCTTCAAGTGGGCCCACCGCGCCAGCAGCGTGTCGGTCATGCCGGTGCCGACACCGCCCAGGTCGTCGCCGGTCTTGTTCGTGATCGTGTGATAGAGGCTGTTCAGCGTCGTCTCGATGGGGATCTTTCCGGCCTCCATCTCCTTCCGCATCGCCTTGAGACCCAGCCCCGTCTCGGCCGACAGCTCCTTCTCGAACTCGCCCTTTTGAATGCCAAATGGCATCAGCGCGCGCCCTTCGATGCGCCCGGTCGTCATGATCCGGCGCAGCGCTTCGACCGCCTCCATCCCGCCGGCGACCGGGTTCTCGGTCATCGACGCGAGGTCGGCCGCGGCCGCGATCGCGTTCTTCAGGTTCTCGCCCTGGAACCCCGACTTGGCCAGCTCAAGCCCCATGCCCTTGATCTGGTCGTGGGTGAACTCGGTCTTGTCTGCGATGGCCTCGAAGTACTCGGATGCCTCCTTGCCGACCTCGGGCCCGAGAGCGTTCTGGAAGGCGCGCCCGAGACGTTCCTCCTTTGCCGCGGCGTCGAGGATCTCCTCCGTGAGCTCCTTGACCTTGTCGGCCAGCTGCTCCGGGAACTCGAGCAGCTTCTCGGTCCCCTCGCGGATGAACTCGAACTCAGCGATCTCCTTCGCCTTGTGCAGGAAGGGCTCTAGCCCCTTGTGCAGCGCCTTGTCGAACGCGTCGCCGGCCTCCTCGGCCCCTTTGCCCGCGCGCCGCGCGCCCTCGTCCAGCCCCTTGAGTCCCTGGTGGCCTTTGCCCAACGAGACGTTCGCCTTGTCGAGCTTGCCGAGCAGATCGTCCAGGCCGGGCGTGTTCGCGTCGATCTGGAAGATGAACTGCATGCCGTCGGCCACGCTGGTCTCTCCTCAGCGACGTGGCTTCAGGTAGGCCTTCGCGAGGCCGCGAACGTGTTGGAAATGCTGGGCTTCGAGCATTGCACCGATCATCGCTACCTCGCCGTTGTCGCCGCGGCGGTAGGCCATGAGAGCCTCCGCCGCGACCACGATGTCCGTCTCCGCGTGCGAGTCGCGGAGGCGGTTCAGACTTTTTCCCGAACCGTCCCCTTGATGGCGCCGGCCATCTCGGCGATCTCGCCGGCCCACACGTCGACGATGGCCGGGTACCGCTTCAAGGTCGCCGTCAGCTCCGGCCCCTTGGGGTAGATGACGCAGGTGTTCACGATGAGCCGGTTCGCGCTGGCGCGGTTGTTGGCGTCGACGTCCATCTGCTTGGCCTTGACCATCAGCCATTCGGCCGTGGTGGGCAGACGCGCCACGGCCACCACGAAGTCGCCTTCAGTGTTCACGGGGGTCCGTAAGCGCTCGAGGTGGGCATCCTGGTGCTCCGTCCGATAGGCGTCGATCGCCGCTTGGGCGGCTTTGAGGGCGGGATCGTCGGCGTCGGACTTCTGGGCGTCCGACGCCTCGGTCTGGGCGGGTGTGTTCATGCCGACCATGATCTAGTGCCGGCTAGCCGGCCCCAACTCTGGTTACAGCGGGACGACGCCCGGATTCCCGTTCCAGAGGATCGGCACGATGATCGCGAGGTCGTGCTTCACCGTGATCCCGTCGGTGCTGTCGCTGCTGCCGCCGGTGCTGTTTTTCTTGAGCTTCGCCACCACGGTGTCCGTCTTCGCCGCCCCGAATGCAGGCTCCCAGTAGCTCACCAGCAGCGGGAAGACGACAGTCATGAAGCCCGGTCCCCCGAGCAGCTCGACGAACTCGTCGAACTGGTCCCGGTACAGCTCGATGTCACCGTCCGCCTGGTAGTTCCCGAGGGTGTAGCCGCGGGCCAGCGGCCCCTTGCCGCGCGGCATGCCCGGGTCGAGGTTGTCGCTGTAGTTGATGGCCTTGATCCCATCGAACGGCATGCCGGCGCCGGCGCCGATGCCGACCTCGATGGAGCTCCAGCTGTAGAGTCGCCCGTTGATGAACTGGTTCGCCATGACCGCGTGTCTCCTTTAGGCCCCGGGGCTGACGAGCCCGACGGTGGCGACGATGTCCTTCGGGTACCCGAACGGAGTGACGCCCACCGAGACCGGGAACCGCCCGGTCTGGATGATTTTCTCCGTCGGGCTGACCTGCGAGCTGACCGCCTGCGCGTCGTCCGTGTTGACGACCGCCAGGCCGTTGTAGTGGTCGAGGTCCTTCTCGACCCTGTCGCGGTCCAGCGGATGGATGGTGCCGAGGGCCGGGCCCGGAGTCGGATCCGTCCGGATCTTGCTGGACAGGATCCGCACCAGGCGCTGGTAGGTCACCGAGCACACCCGGTCGACGATGCGGCGGTACTGGATCAGGTTGAAGTCCGAGCCCGCCGGCGCCATCAGGTTGCCGTTCGTGATGAAGTAGCCGTCGACCCCCTTGAAGGTGGTCAGCGTCGTGAAGCGCTGCGCGTCGAGGCTGAACGTCGCAGACGCCTCGTCGCGGTACAGCGAGTGCACGTTCGGCAGCATCTCCGGCGGGTCGCCCACCTCGGCCGGGTCGGTCCCCGGGCCGATGGAGGCGAGTCGCGTCGCCACGGCCGTCGCGCAGTTGCGCCGGATCATGGTCGCGTCGAGCGCCGACTCGTGCTCGATGTCGCCGGCGCAGACCATCACACGCTCGGAGAAGAACGACGTGAAGGTGCTGGCCACCGTCTGATCGCTTTCGGTGCTGCCGCCCGGCGACCCGTTGGTCGGGCACTCGATGATCGCGAACACGTATCGGTACTCGAGCTCGCACGCGGTCATCTGCGTGTCGACCACCGAGGCCAGGCTGGCGGCCGCGGCGCTGTTGGCGCCCATCCCGTGGACGACCAGGAAGCCCCACTCGACCGGCTGCGCGCGCAGCGCGACGATCGCGTTGGTCACGTCGCTGGTCGAGAAGCCGGCGGTGACCGTCGACAGGGCGTAGACGTCATCCGCCGTGAAGGTGCCCGCGAAGGTCAGCACCACGCCGGTGCTCGGGATCGCGAACGCCCCCCCGCTGGGGATCAGGATGGAGGCCGACCAGTGCTCGCCGCCATCGACGGAGTACTTGAACTGGCCCGCGCCGAGGGCGCCGGCCGTGGTGATCAGCACCTCGACCTTGTAGTCGTCAAGCGGGCTGGACACCTGGGTCACCCAGCCGACGGTTCCCGTGCCGGTCAGGGTGATCACCCCCGCGGTCGAGATCGACCACACCGCGGCCGCGGTGTACGTCTGGGCGGCGAAGGTCACCGTCGTCAGCGTCCCCGGAATCAGCACGGAGTACGGGCCGCCGGCCACGGTGGTCTTCGCCGTCGACCAGGGCCCGCCGTTGACGCGGTAGGCGTAGGTCATCGTGCCCAGCGCGCCGGGCGTGACGATCTTCAGGTCGACCTGGTACTCGGGAGCCGAGGAGCCGGCCAGAGTGCCGGTACCGGTCACCTCGGAGATGTCGGTCGCCGAGACGCTGCCCGCCACGGACGGCAGGATCGGAACGCCGTACTGGCCCTGCCCCGCGTTCGTGATCCGGTCAGCCAGGTTCTCGACGAGCGAGCCCTGCCCGAAGTCCTGCTGCAGGCTGTCCGTCGTTCCGAACGAGGACGCGACATTCGGCGTGCCGTTGCTGCAGACCCCGAGCGAGACGCAGACCTGCGCCGGCGACGGCGGCACCCGCTTCAGGCCGTTCCGGTTGATCTTGATGGTGACCGTCGGACGCATGGAGATCTCCTATCGAAAGACGTGGGCGTTCGGCGCCTCGAGGGCGGCCAGGAATTCCTCTTCGGTCACCTCGTGACCGACGGGCCAGCCGTGGTGGTGCTTGGCCTGGCCGAAGGCGTCGTACTTCGGGTTGATCCGACCCGGGATCATCCGGAACTGCATCTCCGGCGCGTTCCCCTTGGCCTTCCCGGCGATCCGGGGCTGGTCGAGGATCTTGGGCAGCATCCCGTGCTTCTTCGCCCAGTGCTCGACGGTGGCCTTCGGGCCCGCCGGCTTGCTTTCGGGCGCCGGCGTCGGGATGGGGTCAGCGGGGATCGGCTGCTCCAGCCTTTCGCCCGGGTGGCCCGCGGGCCCCGGCGTCGGTTTCGCATCGGCCGGGATGGGCTGGTCGAGCTGCTCGCCCGGATGACCGGTCGGCGCCGGCGTCGGTTCAGCGGCAGCAGCTTCCTGCGCCCCGGCCGGTTCGATGATGATCTTCTCGTCGCTGTTCATGCGGGTCTCCCTCACGATGACGGCTGGTCGATCTGGCCGTCGATCGACATCGACGTCGCCTGCACGGCCGGGATGAACTCCCGAGACCAGATGGTGTAAAAGCGCACGCCGAGCACGAGCTCGTTGCCGAACGCGGTGTCCTCGCTCGGCAGCCACTGTTCCCCGACCGGCTCGTAGAGGCCGGCGCACTGGTCGTGAATGGCGGCGACCAGGTGGTTCGCCAACACCTCGGTCTCGGTGTCATCCTTGTCCCAGACGTGGAACTGCAACACGACGTTGCGGCCCCAGAGCGCCCAGGCCGACGTGACGCCGTTGCCGTGCCGGTTCAACGTCCCGCCGTTCGAGCCCCTGTCCGGCACGCACACGATGCGCGGCGGCGAGCTGTACCGCTTCAGGTGCTTGGCGCCGTAGCCCGTCTTCGGCAAGGCCAGACCCATCTGGCGCATGTTGCCGATCAGCTTCGTCTCGATCTCATCGAAGATCGCCCGCAAGCTGCGCGGCGGCTTCTTCGACTGGTCGTCGGTGCCGACGTCCTCGCTGTCGGGCGCGCTCATCGGCCCATGGTCCTTTCGACCAGCGCCCGGGATTCCTGGCGGAACTTCCGCTGCCACAGGTACGGCAGCCCGCCCTGGTCGGGCGTGGGAACCATCGGGCGGGCCGGGATGCCCCCCGACATTCCGGCCGGCAGGAACCGAACGTCCACGCTGCCGCGCTTCTTCTTCCCGGCGCGCGCGCGCGACTGGAAGCGGCCGCGCTTGTCGACCGGCTGGAACCGGGCCCGGCGGCGCGCCGGCCTGGCGCCGTACTGGTGGTACGGCGCGTACGAGGCGGTGGCGTCCATGCGGAATCCGCCGTCGACCACCTGGACGGCGAAGCTCGCCCGGAGGCGGCCGGTGTCGAGCAGCGGCTTCTTCCCGCCGCGGCGCCGGTGGCGCACGATGGGCTCCCAGGGCGTCCCGTACGGGTCGACGCCGCGGCGGAACTCGTCGGCGACCAGCTTCAGCGCGGCAGCTCCGCAGACCTCGGCCAGGTCATGGCGGAAACCAGACCCGTCGACGCGGGCCAGCTGCTCGCGCAGCCCCGGGATCGTCAGGCGACCCTTGCTGATCACGCCGCTCACGGTCAGTCCCCCTGGAACGGCAGCCGGCAGCGGCCGGTGCCCCGCGCCGTCAGCCCGCGCGAGCTCGCGCTGATGACCTTGCCGCCACGGAATCCGCTGCGTGCGTCGGCTGGCGGGCTGGCGCTGTCGGTGACCAGCGGGCGCGGGCCGCCCGCCTGAATCTTCTCCAGCCAGCGCGTCCAGTAGGTGACGCGCTGGCGGAGGGTCTCGGCGTCCTCCTGCCCCGTCCCCCGTGACTCCACCAGCGCGGCGAACGTCAACACCGCGCAGCACTTCCTGACCGAGAGGTCCCAGTCGGTAAGCGGCAGGGTGAACCGGCCGTCGAAGTACGAGTTCATGAAGTCGGACTGGACGTTGATCTCTTGCGAGATCTGATCCGGCTCGAGGGTCTCGAGAGCCTCGGCGTTTCCGCCGAGGGTCCCGACCTCGCCAACTTCGCAGTACGACGCCATCGACGACCGGGGGCCTTACTTCCCCTTGCTGCCCTTGTCCTCGCCCTTGCCCTTGCCCGCGTCGGCGCCGCCGGTGACCTTCCCCGGGTCGGTGGCCTGGGCGAGCAGCGCCTCGAGCTCCGCGATGCGGGTCTCGTGGGCCGTGACCTTGGCCTGCAGGGCCGCCTTCTCCGCGTCCGCGTCGGCGCCGCCGGTGACCGACACGATGTCGGTGAAGATCTCCGGGTCCTCCTTCAGGACCTGGAACGTCTTCTGGCCGATGGCGAACTCGCCCTCGTGCAGGCGCCCGGGCGGGTCCTCGTCCTGGTCGAGCACGAGGACCTCGCGGAAGCGGCCCATGCCGCGCGGCCACGCCTCGCCGGCGCGGCGCCGGTCGACGAAGCCGTCGCGGGCGGCCGCGTTCACGCGGTACTTCTTGCCCGTGACCGAGGCCATTACGAGGCCCCCGAGCAGATCGCGAACTGCGGCAGGCCGTAGCCGAAGGCCGCGCGCACGAAGTGCCCCCACTTGAGCTTCCGCTCGCGGCGGTAGCTCTCGGCCTGGGGATCGAGGACCCCCACCAGCCCCTCGTCCTCGCGCAGCTGGTAGAGCAGCGGCTTGAGGCCGCGCGTGGTGCAGAGCGCGTGCACGCGGGTCGAGCTCTGGATCCACGGCGTGACGATGCCGATCGCCTTGCCGATGAAGACGTTCGTCACGCCGGCGGCGGCGACGGGGGTGCCGGCGTTCTTGACGATGTCCGTCACGAACGTCGCCTCGACCGCCTTCGCGATCGAGTACTCCATGTCGGGGCCGCCGATCAGGATGTTCGGCACCAGGCCGATGCGGGTGCCATCGTCACGCTGCAGCTTCATGAAGGCCGCGCGCACCTGGCGGAACGTCCCGGACGGGTCGGCGACCCAGTCGTAGCTGGCGCCGATCAGCAGGTTGCTGAACTGCCCCTTGGCGGCGTTGTCGATGTCGACGGGGTGGTCGGTGTCGTAGAAGAACTGCCCGTCCCAGCAGGTCTGCGACGTCCCGGCCTCGAGTGTCGCGAAGACGTTCTGGTCGGGGAACTCCGCCCGCGAGCGACCGGCGTCGGCGACCACATCGCCGAACAGGCCGATGGTATCGTCCTTCACGTCGTCGACCGAGAGGTCGAAGCCCATGCGGAACGTCTTGTTGACCAGGGTGTAGTCCCGGCTCTTGACGTTCGCGTCCTCGTTGTCCCCGTTCCACTCCTTGAAGGCCGGGAGCTTGGACATCCAGGGATAGACGTTCTTGGCCGTCTTGCTCGGGACCTGCGTGGCGACGTAGTCCCAGTGGGTCGGTGTCTGCAACTGCGCCGCCGCGTAGCGCATGTCGACCTGCTGATTGAGCTCGGCGATTTTGTCTCGTAACGCGTCCATGGCTGCTGTTTCTCCTTGTCCCTGGCTCGCGCCCGGTTAGCTGTTGATCCCCAGACCCGACTGCACCCAGACGCCGTCGCTGTCGACAGCCTGGATGATCCCCGCGACGGACCGCGTCCCGGTCCCGTCGGTCTTCGCCACCGTGTGGTCGTCGACGATGTAGCAGGCCTTGCCGACGTCGGCCTGGGTGATCAGGTCGCCGGCCGAGCTGTTGTCCCACTTGAAGGTGCCGGACTCGGCCTGCGCGTAGATCGCGCCGTCCGCACCGCTGGTGTTGTCCGAGGTCTTCCGGCAGCGGCCGACGCAGACGAGGCCGGTTGCCGTCGAGCCCGGCGCGAGGTAGCCGGCCTGCAAGACGGACAAGGCGCCGAACCAGAGCTTCGTCGCCCCCTTTTGCTTGAAGCCGTGCAGCGTCGAGAGCGAGCTGTCCAGCTTCGTGGTGTCTCGGATCGCGCTCAGAGCAGCCATGTCGAATCTCCCTTCGGTTGCCGGTTAGCGGGCGGCCGCCGGCCGACCGTGGTTCTTCATCTTTTCCGCCCAGGCCACCGGGTCCGTGCGGAAGAGCTCGATGTCTTCGACCTTGATCCCCATCTGCACGGCCACGACGCGGGTCGCGTCCGTGATCTCGGGGGAGCCGGGCTTCTTCTGCCCGACCTCGTCGGTGCTGACCTGCTTGCCGCGCGCCTCGATGCGCCCGCGCAGGTACGAGATCCCCTCCTTGGAGGGCTTGCCGGCGCCCTTGGCGAGCGCGGCCGCCTCGAAGATCTCCCGGTCGCCGGGGGCGATCTTCGCGGCCTTGATCCCGTCGTCGAGGACGGTGTTCAGCTCGGTCGCCAGCGCGGCGGCCTCGATCGAGGCCTGCTTGGCCACCAGTACGTCGGCCTGGCCGGCCTTCTCCTTCCAGGTCTCGACGACGCCGATGGCGCCGGCGTCCGACTCCTGCCCGGTCAGCTTGCGCAGGTCCGCGCGCAGCAGCAGCATCCCGTGCACGGCCTGTGCACGCTCGGCGGCGCCGGCGCTCGAGCCGAGCTGCAGCGTCCCGGTGAGCACGGTGACCTCGTGCTGCGCCTGGCGCAGCGTTGCGATCTCCGTCTCGAGCTGGCGGTTGCGGTCCTGGAGCGCTTTGATCTCGGCCTCGTTCATGACGGTCTCCTGCGTGGTGGTGGCGGCGGCGCCGGCGGCGATCTGCTGGACTCCATCCAGGCCGGCCAGGTTGAGAATCGCGACGTTGTGGAGGGCGAACGGACGGCGGATGCCGTCTTCGGTGTCGATGTAGTCGAACCACGGCGAAAAGAGGCTGTACTCACCGCCCTTGATGCGGCCGTACGCCTCCTGGGTCCACATGCAGCCGACCGCCAGCAAGGCGCCGTCGCGCACCTCGATGTCGAAGTCGCCGGCGGACTTGCCCTGCTCCGCGGTGGCGTACCGCAGAGCCATGCCGTGGTTGTAGTCGAACTTCAGCGGGTTCGCCTTCTGCGCCCGGTTCTGCATGATGAACGCGGCGGCGATCTCGTCGAAGGTCACCGGCCCGTAGTCGCTCTCGTTGACGCCGGGCTTGAAGATCACGAACTCGGTGACGGGCGTCTTGTCGGCCAGCACCGGCAGCGGGGACGCGGTGCGCCCCGTGAATTCGCCGGTGCCGATCCTGCCCTTCGGAAGTGTCACGTCCACCCCAGGATCGGGGCGGTGAAATCAAGGCCCAACTTCGCCGATGTCGATTTCCGGCTAGCCGGACCAGGCGGTCAGGCGGCCAGGCGCTCGTCGAGCTCGTTGCCGATTCCGTCCGGGTAATCGGACGTGTCTGGGTCCCAGTCGCCGCCGCCGGCGCCGGCGGGCGGCGACCCGAAGCCAGCCGACACCTCGACGTCGGGCGGGTCGGTCGTGATCCCCTCGGCCTCGGCCTCGACTTGCGACACCGCGGTCGCGATGCACCTGCAGTTCGGGTGGAGGATCGGATAGTGGCGCTGCCACCATGGGTGATCCTGGGGCAGCATGACGCCGCCGCAGCGCTCGCAGATGTCGCACGTGCGCGGACCGTCGCCGATGGCGTCGAAGCGCCAGTACGGGCGCGCCTTGGCCACCGCCGGCGACGTCATCACGTCGTAACGCCCGGCGCTGTAGGCGTCCATCACGTTGGTCCGGAAGATGGTCTCGAGGCGCGCGGGGTCGTCGCCGCCCCACTCGTCCGCCAGCTGTGGGCCGACGTCGGCTTGGAAGTCCTCGAAGGGGGTTCCGTCCTCGATCGCTCTCTGCAGCGCCTCGTACACCTGGGCGACCAGGTCGGCCTGGGCGACGTTCGCCACCGTGAACGCGAAGTCCTGCTCTGCCTCCTCGAGGGCGTCGTATTGCTCCTCGGTCATCGGCACCAGCGCGCGGAACCGGTCGATCGCCTCTTGGAACCGGACCGGGTCGTCGCCGACGTCGTCGCCGTGGTCGTGCGCGTCCACCAGCGTGACCTACGGCTTTGCGACGACCTCGAACACCTGGTGCTTGCGCCCTGCGATAGCTGGCCACGTCACCACCTCGCTGCTGGCGAGCGTGACGATCCAGACGATCCGGTAGACGCCCGGCGCCGGCGCCGGCGCGAACGTAAAGGCAATGGTCGCCGGCTGCCCCGTCACCGGGACGACATCGCCCGGCGCTTCGACGGCCGCCGCGCTCGCATCGTAGATCCGATAGTGGACGGTGACCGAGCCGCCGGTCGGGTCGATCGCTGTGCCATCCTCGTCGTGGATCGACTGCGACCAGGTGACGCCCGTGTCGCCCTCGCCGAGGGTGAAGTCGATACCGGCTGCCGTCACTTGCACTTGGTGTCGACGGCCGCGCACGACGACTGCCGGACGCGGCAGTCGAGGTCCCACGGCGCGATGCCGACGGTTTGGTTGTTCGAGCACACCGTCGAGCACGGCACGCCCAGGTCGGTGTCGGCCGCCCAGGTGCAGCCCAGTTGCTGGCCGCGACGGCAGTAGTCCAGGCAGGTGGCCGGTCCGCCGTCCAACGGCGCCGGCGAGCTGGCGTCCTTGGATGGGCGGACCACCGGCGCCGGGCCCGGGCACCCCTGGCAGCCGGCGCCCAGGGCCAGCAGCAGGACAAGCCCGAGGCGCCTCACGCGCGCCTCCCCGTGAAGTCGACGACCCAGATGTCCTCGGTCAAGACCCACTCCATATAGGCGTAGGTGAACCAGCAGCGGCCGTTGTCGCCCCAGTTCGGGCCCCAGGAATTCGGGACGCGGACCCGCGCGTTCGCCGGGTCGTCACCGGAGCCCATCAGGGCATGGCCGCCGGCGAGGGGCTGGTCCTGGGGCACGTCGACGGTGAAGTCGGGCCCGAGCTTGTTCTCGCAGAAGTCCTCGGTCACCTGCGTCCCGAAGACGATCGGCAGGCGCGCCGCCAGCGCCTTTCGGATGTCGTCGATGCGGCGGCCGCCCTCCGTCAGGATGCGCGTCGCGTGGAACGGCGCGATCGCGTCGAACGCCTCGCGGTACGCCTCGGCCGAGGGCTTGGTCTTGTACGGCCCGTTGGGGTCGTCGCTGTACGGCCAGATATGCTCTGGCGGCAGGCCCAGCTTCTGGATCGCCTCGAACGCGTCCGAGATGATCCCGCCGTCGAACGACTCGACGTCGTGCTCGAGCGCGTGGGCGAAGTAGACCACCCAGAGGCGCGAACCGAGCTCCGGGACCGGCGACGCGCCGTTCAACACCTGCAGCGCGCGGATCGCCTGCAGGGGGGCGTTCGCAAAACAGAACGGCGCGCCGCCCTGGTTCACGACCTCGCCCACCGCCGCGTCGATGTCCATCGTGCCGAGGCTGCCAGCGGCCGGCAGCGCCGCTAGCTTCGGCGCCGCGTCCGGGTACGGGAGCCCGAGCTTGTGGCGCCCGTCGGGCTTGTAGCCCAGGCCGCGGCCGGCGTGGGCCAGCTTGGTGCCGCGCGCGGGCATCACCAGCACCATCCGTGGTATCCAAGTTTCTCGGGCGCGCCCTCCGGGTCGGCCTTCGCCAGTCTGCGCAGCTTCCGGTGAACGCGATTTTTCTCGAACGCGCGCGACTTGCGCGCACCGGAATGAAGGTGCTGCGCGAGCTTCTCGGGACGGCCCAGGCTCATCGCGCCACGTCGCCCCGCCAGCACTCGCACCCGCCGCCGGGCACCGGCGTGCCGTGGCGTGCACCGCAGTAGGTGTCGCAGGTGGCCAGCGCCTGCGCGTCGCCTGCACCGATGCGGCGCATGCGCTGAACGTCCCTCGCCGCCCCCATGATCCATTCGTGCTCGTCAGGACTGAGCTGGTTCCACGACAGGAACACGCCGCGCTCGCTGAGCAGCTTTGCCCGCTGGTCGCGTACAACCTCCTCCGGCGTCAACCCAGTCTTCCCGACGCGCGCGGCGGCGTCCTTGGCGATCTTGTCGATGACGCACTGGACGTCGGCCTTCCCGCTCGGCCCGATCTCTTCGGCGACCGTCTGGAGGCCTTCGATCACACAGGCGGGCAGCGCCTGGCCGCCGGAGCTCAACTCGCACACCAGCGCCGTTTCGATCCCGTTCACGAGGTCGCCGATCGCGCCCTTCACGTCGGGGCCGAAGCACTGGCGGATGTCGTCGGGGACGTCCTTCACCTTCTTGGGCAGGAAGCAACCGGACGCGCCGGCGCCGAAGGCGGCCACGAAAGCGATGCCCATCCTCAGGGCGATGACTCTGTTTGGTCTCATCGGGTCTGCTCCTTCTTTTCCTTGCGCTTGGCGTCGGTCGGGAACGGCGCGCAGGCCGGGTCCGTGTTCCACGGGTTCGTGCACGGCAGGCACGACCGATCGTTCGGCGCGCACGGCTTCGGCGGCGGGTTGTTGCCGCAGCCGGAGACCGCCCCCGCGAAAAGGCTGATGGCCACGACCAGCAGCACGTCCGCGCTGACTACCTGCAGCACGTTCCAGATCGTCTTCACGGGATCGATGGTCAGGGCGTTTTTGGACGACCCCAACAATGGGAGCCGCTACGATGCGCGGATGCCGCGCCCGCCGCGCTCCGCGAACGACCCGCGGGTGCGCCCTTCGACCTGGCGGAAGACGCTGCGCGCCGAGGACCTGGTCGACGAGCTTGCGGCCAAGCGGGCAGAGGACAGGATCGTCGGCGAGGTGCCGGGGCGCGCCCAGGGCGCGGTGCGTTCAATGCTCCGCGGGCTTCGCCGGCGCCTGTTCGGGTAGGGCCACCTTTTCCCGTTCGCGCTGGGCGAAGTAGGCGCCCAGGGCGTCCTCGAGGATATCCCGCTGCGCGCGGCCCTCGAGGCGCGCTGCCTGAATCAGGCGGTTCTTGACGCTGGTGGGGATCCAGACGGCGAGCTGCGAAAAGCCGGGCTGGTTCCGGCGGACGTTCGGCGCTGTCACTTCGACGTCACGTCCCCGACCTGTTTGTGCGCCGACAGGCGCCCGCCCAGGTTCGCCATGATCCGCGTCTTCGCGACGGCCGCGGCGAGGGACTTCGGGTCCATCGTCTTGTAGAGCCGCAGCAGGCGCTGCTCGAGGTCCTGGGGCCCGCGCGCCGCCTCGATCTCGTGCTTCACCGCGACCAGGTCGACGGCCATCGCGCGCGCGCCGAGGGTGGTGGCCGCGCGCTCGAGGCCCTCGGCATACTTCAGCGCCTTGGGGCTGGGCGTCCGCTGGGCGGCCTGGCGCGCCTCGATGGTGCGGCGGAACAGCGTGGTCAGCGCGGTGATGGTGGCGGCGCTGCTGGCGCGAATCTTACCGGTGCCGGTCCGCCGCTGCAGCTTCGCCTTGAACGCCGCCAGGGGCACGACCGACATGCCGCCGAAGGCGCGGTCACCGTCGTTCCGGTGCGCGAGGTAGGCCGCCTGGGCGGCGTCCGGCGACGCGAAGCCAAGCATCACCTTGTCCTCGTCGAACTTCTTGAAGTCCGGCCCCTGCAGCTGGTGCACGACGTGGACGTTCGCGGCGTCCTCGACGGGCCCGAGGTAGCAGTCGAGCTCCTCATCGTCGGCGCCGACGTGGCCCTCGATGTAGCCGTAATCGCACTGCATCTCGGTCGATCCGCTCACGCGGCCGTCGGGACCGTCGTCGCGCCAGTAGCGCGTCGATCCCTTGGGGTTCTCGATCGCGATGGGAAGCCCCGCGAAGGTCGTCCGCCTGACCACGGCGGCCGCCATCTGGGCGGAGCGCTTGCGGCCGCCCTGCTTCGCGCCGGGCGCCTCGACGTCGTCCTCGGGGCCTCCGCTGGCGGCTCGCGCGCGGGCGGCGTCTTCTTCCGCCTGGACGGCCTGCCGGGCCGCCTGCTCCTCTGGGGTGATGGTCGGCAGGCCCGCGGCCTCGAGGACGGCGCGGTCGTCGATCGGCGCGCCCGCCGTCTTCATCTGCACCAGGCCGGTGCCCATCTTGTTCAGGGTGTCCGCCTTCGACTGCTGGTCCTCGGGCGGGTCGACCTGCCACATCGGCCGCGGCGCGACCGTCATGTCGCGGTAGTTGTGCTCGGCGTCCCAGGTCAGGCACTGCTGGTGCAGGCAGGTGCCGATCCCGGCGTCCTTCCGCAGGTAGTTCAGGGACACGGCGGTCGCGCCGTCCATCCCCAGGCTGCCCTTGCCCTCCTTGACCTCCGTCGAGAGGTTGTGGCCGAGCAGCGCGATCGCGAGGTCGTTGTTGACGTCTTCCTTCGAGGCCTTGAACCCTTGCCAGGTCTGGGCCTTGGCCTCGACGAGATCGAGGTCGAACTTGCCGACTTTTGGGTCAATGCTCTGCTCGCACATCACGGCGCTCTCGCCGTTTCGGTTGGCGACCTTCTCGAAGTACTCGTTCTTGACGTCCTCGGGTGCCTCGGCCGGAACGATGGCCTTGTCGATGGCCAGGCCGTTCTTTTCGTTCTGTCGGCTCCAGTCGCGGTCCGTCCACTGCCGCTTGGTGATCAGGCGGGCGAGGCTGCGCACCGCGCCCTTCTTGAAGGCATCGGTGTAGCCGTATGGGCACCACAGGATCCACTTGCCGTCGCTGCGCGGGTTTTCGGTGATGTCGGGCAGCGTGATCTCCCCCTGCGCCGTCATGAGGCGGTAGCGGAAGATCGACCAGTCCCAGCGCAGCCACTGCGGGTTCCAGACCTTGAGGCGCGACGTCCAGCGCAGGCGCTTCCCGTTTCGGTACTGGGTGCCCGGCGCGACGTCGACCCAGTCTTCCTCGTCGTCCGTCCGCCAGATCAGCTCCCCGATCCCGATTCCCATCAGGATGCCCCAGCCGATGAGGTCCTCGAGGACTGGCGCCGGGAACTGGGCGTCCCAGCGGCCGGGCAGATCGTCGACGCCGCCCAGGTTGGCGGCGACGCGCTTCGAGATCGCCCGGTCATCGGCCGGCTGGACGATGCGCGGCACGGATTCGAGGGCGTCCAGCCGCTTGCGCATCACGCCGTAGAAGCGGTCGTCCCGCCACAGCTGGTCGGCCATGATGGCCGCGTCGCGGAACTGGCCGTTCTCCAGCCGGGCGACCGTCGCGGCGATCTGGCCGAAGTCGTCCCACCCCGGGTAGGTCAGGGTGGGGAGCTGGCTGACCGCCTTGGTTAGGATGATCTCGACCGGCACGGGTCTAGCCTCTGTCGGCCGGCGCGCCGCCTCAACTACTGGCGGCGGCGCCCCCCTACCCGGCCGCCGGTCCAGCGCGGCTGGACGCCCTCGAGCAAGAGCTCCGTCAGCGCCCAGACGAGCCAGTCGACCCGGTTCGGGCTACGGCTATCGGTGAGGGGGTTCCACTGGGTCATCTCGTCCTCGAGCTTCGCGAAGGCTCCCACGTGGTGCACCTTCCGCTGCTCGTAGAGCGCTGACACGGGCTCGGCTCGGATGGCCTTTCCGCGGCTGGCCGTGACCGCCTTGTAGCTGATGTTCGTGTCGTCCAGCGTCTTGATGGTCGACTCGACCATCTCGCCGCCGAAGTTGGTCTCGGCGACGACTCGGTCGGCGCGGCGCTTGTGATAGAGCTTTCTGACCCGCTCAGCCCAGTCGGCCGGCTTGAGGATGTCCGACTCGTCGTCGAGCACGAAGGCGTGCAGCTCGGGCTCGTCCCACGCGTTCTCGCATTTGCACCGGCACATCGCGACGCCGGCGGCGCCGATCCCAACCTCATCGCTTTCGCGCGTCGCATCCGACGCGCCGGGCACCTTCTTTTTCGAGCCGCCGGACGGGTCAACGGCCACCACCACCCGGATCAGCTCGGCCGGCACGTTTAGGACGCGGAGGTCCTCGATCTGCTTCAGCTTCCAGAGCGCGCCGGGGTTGTCGTCGATGACGTCGCCATCGAGCTCCTGCTTGCCGAGGCGCGTCCCCTTGTACTTCCGATAGACGCGCTCCATGAACTTCGCCGACAGGTGGCGCAGGTTCTCGTTCGTCGTGCCCCGGATGACGACCGTGTCGCGCTCGGCCAGGATTTCGCGAAAGACCTTCGTCGGCCTGGGCGTCGTCGTGTAGAGCACGCGCGGGTCGCCGAGCCGGATCATCATGTCGAGCTGATCGCGGACCTCGCCCGCGTATCGCATCGCGCAGAGCTCGTCGACCCAGGCTTTCGAGCCCTGGGGGCCGCGCAGTCGGTCCGGCTTGTCGCCCGACCGCGTGTAGGCGATCACGCCGTTCGGCCAGACCAGCCGGCGCTTCGACGGCTCGTACCGCGGGCGGAAGTCCGGCGCCGACATCGCGAGGATTCCCGACTCGGCGCCTTCGACCATGACCGAGCGGACGTCGTCGCTGGTCGGCCCGATGATGTAGATCGGGTTCGGCTCCTGGTTCTCCGCCCAGTGGCGGACTGCCTCTGCCCCGAAACGGGTCTTGCCCCAGCCGCGGCCGGCCTGGACCACGCACGACATCCAGTCGCCGGGCGGCAGCGACTGCCCCTCGCGCCGGTTCCATTCCCAGTCGTAGAGGATCCGGCCCCAATCGGCCTCGCTGAACTCTTGGGTAAGCGCCTCTCGGGCAGCCGTCGGGTCCTTCTGGTGCTCCTCGAGGAAGAGACCAAACAGCTGCTCGAGCCGGCTCTCAGTCCTCGTCGGTTGAAGCGTCGCCAGCATCGTCGGGCTCGGGCTCTGTCGCCTTGACCGCCACGCCCATCACACGCCGGGCCACATCGTCCAGCCTGGTGCGCACGTCGTCGTACGTGATCCGGACCGGGCCGTCGTTCTCGCCCGTGACCTGGACATGTTGGCGCGCGCGGCCCTGATACTGCTCGAGGAACAGCTTCTGCGCCTGGTCGCCGCCCTTCTTCGCCTTCTGGAAGATCGCCTCCCGCACGGCCGCGACCCGCGTCTCGCCCTTCTTTCCGTCGGGGTCGGCCTCGTCGGCCCAGGCGACGAACGCCTCACGCTGGGCGCGCCCGTTAATTCCCTTCGGATTCCGCACCTCTCCGGGCTTGATGGGCCGGAGATTCTCGATCCTGCCGCGCCGCGGCGACTCCATTTCCTCGCCATTTCCTGGCGACGGCGGCTCGGCGGGCCGCTCGTCCTGCTCATCGGACATCCCGACCATGGTCGCGCCGGGCGGCGCCGGCCCCAACATCCGGGCCCGGCGCGCACGGGGGGCATACCCTTCATCGAGTACCGGATCCGGATCTGGCCCACCGTGGTTTCGCGGCGGCTCGCGCTTCGATCACTGCCGGGTCCCGGTTGGGCAGCTGGCCCCTGTCAGCTGCCCGCGGTCTCGCCCAGCGCACAGCTCACGGGGCTGGGTCGTCGTCGCGCGGGCGGCCGGACCTGCCGGCGGTATGGGTCTGCACGGCCGACGAGGATCGATCCGCCGCGTCCCGGCCCCAACATCGCCGGCTCAGCTTGCGGCCGCGTTTCGTGGCGACAACAGTGTCAGCATGAAAAACAACTTCGCTTCGCGTCTCCGAAACGGCATCCGCGCCACCCACCGCCACCGGGCCCAGCAATGGGCGGCGCCGGCCGTCGAGCGCATCGAGCGGCTGCTGCGCCAGCTGGGCAAGCGGCTCGACCCGCTCGGACGCTGATCGCCACCCGCCCCAAAATGCGCCCACGCTGGCCGACGCGGCCGGCGGGGGAAGCGTCAGCGCGCGCTCGACGAACGACGCATCGCATTGCGGAATGTGCCGTTTTGGCCGCAGCTTGCGCCCATTCCAAGGGTTGGCGTTGGCTGGCGCGCGCTCCAAGACCGGGTCGGACTTGAGCGCGATATCGCGCGCGCGCCGGTACAATCGCGCGCGCGCAGTGGACACAAGACAGACTCACAGCGCGCGCGCCTTACATAACTACTTGATTTGACCCTGGTTAATTTCACTTAACCCCGACGACTGACGGTGAACGAAAACGTCCGACGAAAAATTCCGCCGTGCTCAAAAATTGTTTCCTCCGCATCTACCGGCCGTGCTACGTTCCTGGACAGGCAAACCGAGCATAGGAGACTGGACATGGCCGACGAACTCAAGACCCCACCATACGTCTCCTGGAAGACGCTCAATTCCGTGTTCGACACGCTCGCGGAGGGGATGCCGAGCCGCATCGACCGGAGCGTCTTCAGCAACCAGTCTGGCGGCGTCCAGGCGCAGCTGATGACTGCCTTCAAGTTCCTGGAGCTTATCGAGGAAGACGGCACGCCAACGGCCCTTCTGCGAGCCGTGGCGGTGCCCGGCGAACAGCAGCGCAAAAACGCCCTGACGACCATCCTGTCCTCGGCCTACCCCGAGCTCTTCGAGGCTGACCTCAAGTCGATGACGGCCGGCCAGCTCTACGAGCTCATGGGGAAGTGCTACAGCTGCACCGGCGAAACCCGGGAGAAAGCGATCCGATTCCTTCTCGCTGCCCTGCAGTACGCGGAGATTCCGGTCAGCCGGTTGTTGTCGCAGGCACGCGCGGCGACGGGTGGGATGCCCCGGAAGGCGCGTCGTACAGGCGCGCGCTCTCGAAGCGGTGGCGATGATACGGACGACGACGAGGATGCCGACGAGATCGAGGCCGATCAGTCCCGCTCGGCCCCCGGCCAGACGAAGACGGTGCAGCTGAAGAGCGGAGGGAGCCTCACCGTCTCAGCAACGTTCGACCCATTCGTGATGACGGCCGACGACCGGACGTTCCTGTTCGACCTGATCGACAAGCTGAATGCCTACGAACGAGCCGGCTCCAGCAAGCAGACCACCGGCGGCTCAGACGCTTGACCCATCGCAAGGAGATGACCATGCGAATCAGGAGGACGCTAGCCTCCGCCGTCTAGTCCACCGACGACGGAGGCTTTGACCACAAAAGGCGCGTAATCCCGGGGCTCTTGGCGGAACTCGGGTTGCAGCCGTGGTGGACCCACATACTGTAACACTGTCACGCGGCCGGTCTACCGGTTCGCGAGGACCTGCGACTCGTTGCACCGTCCGGGCGACGCGCTGGTTCTTGGCTACCCGGGTTCGCGCGGATGCAGCTTGAGCCGATGGCGAACCTGGGCGCCTTTTAACCGCCGGTGGGCAACGACCGCGCCCCGTTCGCCCAGCGCCGCATCTTCCGCATCGCCGCGCCTTCGATCTGGCGCACCCACTCCTCGGTGACGTTGGTCAGCTTGCCGACTTCCTCGAGGGACAGGGCGCCGCGCTTCGCCACCACGCGGTGGGCGCAGGTCTCGGCCAGCTCCCAGACCTGCTTGTCAGGGAAGTTGAGCTTGATGACGCCCGTGACGTCATCGACGTCGAGGTACAGGTGGGCCGTGCACGACACCCACGGGCACGGCCCCGGCTCTGCGGCGCAGTCGCCCAGTTCGACGGGCCGGTACTGCAGCACCTCGTGGGCCCGCAGCCAGGCCTCGTCACGTCTCAGCTGGCGCTTTTCCAGCTTGGTCAGCGGCTTGAGGCCCAGCGACCGCGGGCGCGCGCCTGGGCGCTGCTTTCGCTGCGGGACGACGCGCAGGGCGGCGGGCCGGATTGGCGCCAGCTTGGCCGGCTTGGGCGCCTGCCGAAGGGGCACACGCTTCGGTCGCGCCGGGGGTGCCCGCCGGGGGGCGCGCCGGACCGGCGCCCGGTAGGCCAGCAGGTCCCCGCCGCCTTCCACGGGCGTCCGGACGCGCAAGGGGTGCCGCCAGGGGCGCGCCGGGGGCGCGGCGCCCTGCTGGTCGACCTGTTTCGCGCCCGGCGGCAACCGGCGCGCCGCGCGGGCCTCCGGCGGCTCCCGCACCACCAGCCGGTTGAACAGCACCGGCCGCAGCAGCAGCTGCTCGGGCTCGCGTCTTCGGGCCACATGCGCGAGGGCCACGGCGGGGGCGGACATTCGGTTCCCTCCAGGTCTCGATCAGCCGGTCAACCGACCGTTTCGCCGCGGATTTTACCAGTCCACGCGGGACGATGTCTCTAGCAAGTGTAAGCGTGGCTGCATAAATCGGCTCGTCGCAAATGGACCGGAGTTGCCCGGGGTACGCCGTCCAGCGCACCACCATGAACTTCGCCGGCGACCTGGTGGGCGCGTGATAGATCGCCCAGAACACGCGCGCGACGGGCGCCTCGGGCGCCGGAACGGTCGGCGGGGTGGGCGCGATGTCCGCCATCAGGGCGACGGACACGGACCTCCGTCACCAAGGGCCGCGGCAAGCGCCAGCCGCTCGCGTTGAGCCCGCATCACCAGCCGGACGTACCGCTCGCTGGCCTCGCCGGCGTCCACCTGGTCGCCGCTAACGCACAGGCCGTGCTCCTCACAGACCTGAACCTCGCCGATCGCCCAGCAGCCTGGGCAACTGTCGCTGTCGCCGATCAGCTGCAACACCTGGACGCCGGCGATGGACAAGCCCCTCAGAACGTTGGCATCGCTGCAGGGCTGGCGCGCCCACCGCTCGTCGTCCGGCAGCGGGAGGATGAGCCCGTCGACGACGTTCGGCTTGAGGCGCGCTGCGCGGCGACGCTCGACCCGGGTCAGGATCGCGCCTGCCAGGCGGTCCGCGATGAGCGCCGTGATGGCTCCGCCCCAGTACATGACCGTATCGCTGGTCACGCCTTGGCCTTCTCCGGCGCGCCCGGGAGCGGCTCGCCCATCTCGAAGTGGTCGACCAGTTGCTGCCCCTGCGGCTTGGCCAGCCAGCGGTCAGCGCCGCCATGACGCCACTCGGCCAGCACCTTCGCAAACGCGCCCAGCGCCTCGATCGGCGTCTCGCCGGTCGCCTTGAGCGGCGTGTCCATCGGGTCGCCGTAGTCCTTCGGCATGACCGCGGTGTAGGGCCCCTCGGTGTCGTCGCGCCCGTTGTCGACGATGACGGTGTAGACGTGCTTCATGCTGGTGTCCCTTTCGCTCAAACGCTCGGGCGGAGGCGGCGCCCGAGCTCCGCCTCCGCCCTGCTCGACTCTTGCTGGCCTTGCGAGCGGACCAGTGCGTGCGCGTCAGTCCCGCACGCCCCTACTGCCTTCGCGTTCTGGGAACCATGGTTCACCTCCATCTTGTCGCCGGCGCCGACGGTCTCGGCCA